TAATACTAAATTGTTATATGTTAGGTCTGCCGTTTCACTTTGAGAAACGGCTAATTTTGCATTCATCGATGCGGTTTCACGCTTTGCTTTTACTAAATCTAGTGCTGTTTTATCGGCATCCTCTAAGCGTTCAGTTATTTGAACGTTGGATGGCTGTGTAGGTGCCACTGTATCAGTTGTGTTTGCCACATTCTCTGTTTGATCGGACATATTGTTCTCCTTTTCCCCATAAATTGGGCTTCAGTAAACAATATATCAACGATTATTTGCCTGTCAACAATTTTTATTATTTTTATTTTATATAGGTTAGAGTATTTCTGAAGCAAGCGTAGCCAGTGGTGAACGTTCACCTTTTGTTAGTAAAACACTTCCGCATATATCATAACCTTTAAATTTTTCAATAGCATGAATCAATGCATTATTTGCAGAATCTAATTGCATATTATCTATCTGTTTTAGATCTCCTAATAATACTATTTTACTTCCTTCACCTATACGAGTAATCATTGTTTTTAGTTCGTGAAGTGAGCAATTCTGAACTTCGTCAATAATAATAAATGCATTAGGTAATGAACGCCCTCGAAGGTATGAAAGAGCTTCCATTTCAATTAATCCTTTTTCCATCATTAAAGATAGATATGGATCTACACCATCCTTATTGTTTTTATTCATTTTGGTACTTGAGTTTTTTATTAGAAAATTTAAATTATCTCTAAATGAAGCTAAAAATGGAGATAGCTTTTCTTCCTTATCACCCGGTAATGTGCCAAGATCTTTACCAACTGAAACTATTGGTTTCATTATTATTAATTTATCATATCGTTTATCTTGTGCTTCTAAAACACTGTGTAACCCGGAGGCTAACGATAGTAATGTTTTACCAGTACCACTGGGCCCGGCCAATGAAACTAAATTAACCGAGTTATCTAATAAAAGATCTAATGCGAAGTTTTGTTCCGAACTTTTCGGTGATATACCAAATACGTTTTTATGTTTTTTAATCTCAAAAATTTCTTTTTTATTGGAGCGAAATCTTCCATATCCAAGTAAATCATTTTTTGATGATTTTAATACTAAAATATCATTCGCCTGTAATCCATTTTGTTCTATAAAAATATTATCTATTTCAATTGAATGATTACCATAAAACTCGTTAGTTTGTTCATCATTTATTTCTAATTCTCTTACACTATTATAAATTTCATCAGCTGACTTATATCTATCTTTTATATAATCTTCTGATAATATACCTAATGCTTTGGCACGAATTCTTAATGCAATATCTTTACTAATGAGTACTACTTTCTCAGTACGATTTATTTTATTTAATTTTATTGCACAAGATAATATTCTATTATCTCCGTACAAAAATGTTCCAAGAGATTTATCTTCTTCAAGATTATGATCTATTTTTAATAAAATATTATTTTCTAGTTTTATACCCTTTTCAATATCTTTATTATTTGGTAATAATCCATCCAACGTTCTAATAACTGTTCTTGCATTTTTACCTGTTTCATCAAAAAATTTTTTCAGTTTATCTAACTCCTCTAAAACTGTAATCGGTATAATCACTATATTATCATTGAAAGATTTGAAACTCATAGGGTCATAAACTAAAACAGATGTATCAAGTATATAGATTTTTTTCACTGGTATCTCCGTTTGCAAGAAATTATTTACATAGAACTAGGTTATATTAATTATTACTCCTTCCCGTCATTTTGTTCAAAAACTGTCCAAAACTCAATATTCATTTCCATATATAATTTCTTTTTGGGATCTATCTGCGAAAGATCCTGTTTCAACTTATACGTTGGTTTTTTCCATTCTGCAATAAGTTCTTTTTCGGCAAAAATTTTCATGCTACCATCAAAAACTTCAATGATAGTTATACCATAGAATTCGAGCGATTTTCGCATTTTTATTTTATTTTCAATAGAAAGAGGCTCCTCGGTCTTGTAGTCTATTCCTACTTCGAGGGCCTCTAAAATTGTTTTAATGAAACGGGATTGCTCCTGCATTTCTATACTTTTAGTATTTTCGTCTCGTTTAATTAAGATGGTATAACGCATACTGTCTTAATATAATATGAAAAAATTAGTAAATTAACAACGACTATACGAGCAGTCTTTGCATCGAAGACACCCTTCTTGATATATAAGGGTATTTTCCTGCTTACAAGACGGACATACTTTTTCTGATGCAGATTTTAGCCCATCTTGAATATATGCTTTCAATACTCTTGACATAACCTTTGAAAATGAAGTTATATCTGAATACTTATCTTTTTGTAGTTGCTCAACTATATATTGAACTGGCACTCCATGTCTCAATGACAACGATATTGTTCTCGAAAATGCTCCGAAGTTAGCGTTTTCAAATACGTTTGCAATATCTTTAATTGTCATTTGATCATCGTCTTCACCAATTATTAAATTATATGTGCTGATACCATCTACTTTACCATTTTTTTGTATTTGTCCTATTTTATGTTTATTTGGTATATCAACATATTTGGATAGTCCTCCGAATACTTCATATGGCTGACCATTCAGCAATCCAACGAACATTGTCCATTGTTCGCCCTGTATCTTTGCTTTTTTGATATCGCATGGAAGAATGTCTGGTCGTTTTGGGGCGAGGGCAGTGTGAATTATATTTGGTCGATCGTGAGCGGTTTTAATTGTCCAAGATACTATTTTTGATTGTATTTTACATGTTTCCATAGATACCCTCCTTCAGTGCATCAAAAAGATTAGCGACATTATGTATCTCACCATCATATTCAACACTATCAGTTCCTTTAAATGATACTTCAGTTCCATCTTCTAATTTAAAACAATATTCAGTTTTTTCCAGAGTTTCTTTTTGAGTCAAAACTCCGGAAGAAACATTTGGATTTGGTCTATAAGTTGTCAGTCCTTTTAGTCCTAGCTTCCAGCCATCAAGATACACCTTTTGAAAATCCTCAAATGAATAGTTTTCCGGTATATTTATAGTTTTACTAATAGAACTATCACACCATTTTTGAACGACTGATTGTATTTTTAAATGATCCATAACTTTTAGATCATCTGTTGTTTTCCAATATTTGGGAAGCGCCTTATTTACAAATTTTTCTTTCCACAAAAAGAACGCATAATCAAACACTTCTTCTTGTGTTTTTGTTTTTTTACCAAACGATCTAACATTTCTCATATACGAGTTAGCAAACACTGGTTCAATACCATTAGAGCAATTATTGCCCCATGACATTGACATTGTACCAGTTGGAGCTATTGATGTTGCGTGAGAGAATCTCAATCCATATTGTAAAATATCTTGTATTAGCTCATCTTTATTATCAAATGTATTTAATAATCTCTTTAAGTAAATTGATTCTAAAACTAATTTTCTATTTTTCTCGGTAGAAAAAATTGGGGCGCAACCTTTTTCTTTTGCAAGGGATATATTTTCTAATAATCCTTGTTGAGCTATTATAAGCATTACTTTTTCAGAAAACTCAAGACTTTCGTCTGAACCGTAAGACACACATAACATATTTAATGTGGAGCCAAGTCCGGTAAATCCAAGTCCGTGCCTACGCTTTGATAATATTTCCTCTTGCATTTCTTTTAGTGGTAAATTATTAATTTCTACCACGTTATCTAACGCCCGTGTTGCTATACGAACGTCTTTTGCGAGTTGATCAAAATCAAATGAAGCATTTTTTTCAAACCCATTACTGACATACGGCGGAAGGATCATAGATCCTAGTAAGCAGGAAGTTAATGGGTGAAGCGGTTGTTCGCCACACTGTCCAGTATGTAAACTATTGAATATTACTGCGTTTTTCTCTGGCTGTGTCGTATCATATACTGGCTCATTTCCGGCAAACTGTATATCAGTAATTTTTGTTTTAAACTTTTCTTTTTTTCTAGATTTACCACATATTTCTATATATTCATTTAATCTAGATTGTTTGGCTCCAAAAAATCCTATTTCTTTGAAGAAGACATTTTTACTTTCACCCATTATCAATAATTCATATTGAATTTTACATAAGTATGGTTTACTACCGCCTTTGCCATTAGGCATATCCACATATCTTTCATTTCTTCTTTTATAAATATGAGAAACTATACCGAAATTAGACAATAACATTTGCACATCGTTTAATAACTCTTTATACGATGATGCTAATCTAATATTAAATTCTTTTTTAGCTCTCGTATTTCGTATATTCACTGTTCCATCTGCTTGAAATAAATGTTTTAAATATCCCCTAACACATTCTTCATTGCCTTGCCAAATTATTTCTGGAACTCTTAATTTTGTTTCTGTATTGAAATTAAAGTTTGTATCTAAATATCTTGCAAGTATTCTAGATTGAATTGTAGATTTATTTTGATCTGGCTGATTAGTAATTGATGATTGATATGTTCTATTTTCTTTTCCATTATGCTTTTCTTTCAGAACAATATTATTTACCCAATTTACCATATTATTTGCTAACTCTCGATCTTTATTCCAATATGTTAAATGTGCCACTGGATGATTACCGTCATTACTAAAATGACCATCACCAGTAATCCAACCTATTATAGATCCTAGTTCGTAATTACCTTTATCTCCAAATTGCCCCTTACCGCTCTGAATATATAATGTGTCTCCAACAACCATGTCTTTTAATTTAATTTTTCCTCTTTGGGTATAAAACTCGTGCCATTCTGTGGCCTTTATTTCATAACCGTGATTTGTCGATACTTTATATATTGACGCGCTTTCAGCGGTCATAAAAACTGGCTTTGCTGGTTTTGTACTAACACCAAACGAATCACCAAACGCCCTATTATCAACCGTGGCCATAATTGGCAATTGTTTTTCATATAATTCTTTTACCGTCATTAATCCATATTGTGTAGCTAACCTAGTATCACCACTAACGCAGGGATTTGTACAACGAATAGTTTCACAAAAATACAAATTATTTTCTTTATTAACGCGATCAATAAGAATAAATCCGGGCTCCCAAAAATTATATGTTGATTTAGTAATCAAATCAAATAAATATTTTGCTTTTACTGTTTTATAAACTTTTTTTATAAAAATATCTTTTGTTGTACAATTTCCATATACCACCTCATTGTGATTTTTGTCATATCTAAAATAGGTGAAATCTGAATGAGAGTATGGAATATCATCTTTTCTGATTAGTTTTATTTTTAAATCACTCTCATCAATCTTATCGTAAATCTTTTCCCAGAACCATAAATCCCAATTGCCATCGTTCTCAACTGTCTCCATAAACTTATCTGTTATCAACACTGAACAATTAAAATATCTAAGCACTCCATCTTGTCTCTTAGCAGTTATGAACTCTTCAATGTCTGGTGAGGATATATCCAAACAAGCCATTTGAGCACCGCGTCTGGCACCACCTGACATTACCGTAGAACATACGGCATCAAAAATCTTCATAAAAGAAATGATACCTGACGTTGCGGCGCCGGCACCAAATACGTGAGCGCCCTTTGGGCGTATTGGACTAAAATCATATCCAACACCGCATCCAGCTTTTAATGTTAATGCGGATTCTTTAGCAACATCCATAATACCAATCATTGAATCAGGTATTTGCCTCATAACTGTGCAATTAATGGGACTCGTTTCTTTTTTATGTTCGGTAGCTCCAGCATTGGCCATTATACGACCACCGCCAGCAAACTTTGTTCCCATAATAGAATTAAATTGATCATTCCAATAGGCTTTTTTATCTGACTCTTCTGAATCGGCTAGCGCGTTGGAAACTCTTTTACAAGTGTCTTCAGGTGTATCTTCTAATGATTCATTAAGTCTGTTTTTTAATCTGTATTTACCGTTCTCCCCGCCCCACGTATCAAAAGATATAGTCTGTTTAAACATTTGTGCCTCTCATAATTTTCATTCCTTCTCGTATTTAAGATAGTTCTATACTGCATTTTCAACAATAATGCTGAAAATTAAAATCTTTTTATAATCGGATATTCTTTTTCAAAACATCCAACGCGCCATCAATCATTTTCATACAATAAAAACGCGATAGCTTCATTTTCTTGCAAACTTTGCTGATTGACAACGGCTTATCACCATCAACTCCAAATACAAGATTCACTATTTTTTTTTGCTCTTCGTTTAGATGATCCATTGCTGAACCAATTACTTTTGTAATTTCTAAATCCTCCGTTAATTTTTCTGGTATATTTTTTTCTTCTTTTAGTTCTGGCATATTTGTTTCTCTGTGTGGTGTATTAGCTTTTGCAAATTTTAATGGATATCTAATTACTGTATGAGCATTAGCGCTACGAGTAATTCTCGTTTCTATATACTTATGAGCCCACCAAAAAAAATTACCTTTGCTCGGATCATAATTATTCATAGCCCTAACTAAAACTTCTAATCCTTCTTGATTCAGATCTTCGTAATTTGAAAATTCTTTGTATTTATTAGTTCGCATTGATATTAGGTAAAAAAACTTATCTATACATATTTGTTCGTGCCTTTTATATTCCGCTAAATCTACTTGACTTTTTGTTTCCTCACTTTTATTTCGTAGTTGAATTAGTGTTGCCATAAGATCTTGAGCTTCTTCAATAGATATCATTCTTACCAGCCTTTTTGGTGGCATGAGCGCCAACAATTAACCAATATAAGACATCAAAAAAAGAATGTCAAGATATTGGATGACTATTTTTTTGTGTTTGTAGTAAAAATTATATCTTGTTAGTAATAGAAAAATTACTTACTGTATCGGTCCTTAGCCCATCCGCCCCCAACCAATGTGAAATTGGTTTTAGAAATCAAACGCTTAGGCGGAGAACTTATTTTTCCATTTTCTTTACACGTCGGGCATTCTTGCAATGGTTCATCGTGAACTGATTGAACTGCCTCAAACTCTTTATCACAAGTTTCACAATAATAACAATAGGTTGCCATTCTATTTTCCTTTATTCATAATCTTATTAATTACATCTTGTGCTATTTTATTGGCCTCATCTTCTGTAATTGTATTTGTTTTTACTTTGCCATCTACTTCTGTTAGTATTTTTTGAATGCGTTTTAGATTTCGCGATGGCTTTGGTGTCTTGCCCTGTTGCACATCGTCAAATGCTTTTTTTAATTCTTTTAGGGCAAAATTGATTACTTGCTTTTTACTATCGTCTGACATTTTGATTACCTATACTAGTAATAGAAAATTATTTATGTGATGTTCTATTTCAATAATTTTGATTGTTTTTATATCAATCTCGGTAAATGAAACAACGTATCGCTCATTAAAATTCGATCTATCACCTAATTTTTTTAATTGCTTTTGCCTGTTGCTTATCTACATCACGAACGTAAACAAGCAAATCATCTTTATCATCCATTATAGTATGAACTATTCTGGGATAGCGATTTCCTTCTATTATTCCGCTAGCAAAATTAGGATATCTTTTATCAAAAAGATATTTATCTGCCACACCGTAATAGATCTTACTGGGGTCGATTTCTTTTTCCACGATCTAGCCCTTGCTGTATTGATTGGTATTTATCTTCCCCAATAAAATTAGCGTATGTTTTTTCGTTAGAATAAACTTCTTTTTGAAACTTACGAGCATCTTCTTTTGTTTTTGCGGTTAACTCATGACCTGATAGTTCTACGATCCCTTTCCCCGAACCCCCTGCGATTTGTGGACTTGGCACATGTTGTTCAAGATTTTTCTCTTTACATATTGGACATTCTTCTAATACTATTTTTATTGAATGAACTTCTTCAAACTCGATATTATTGACCTTGCATAAATATAAATATGTTGGCATTTTATTCCTTATTATTTTTCTTTTGTGCGAGCCAATCTGACTCCCAAATTGTTATTAAATTATATCCTGCTAATTTTATTATTCGTTCTTTTTCTAACCACTCTTTATATAACGCACCATATGATTTTTTATTTTTTTGGATTCATATCATCTAATTTAAATTTACTATTAGGATTTCCATGCCAAAAATCCCCAAGATGTTCATATACAGTATTAGTTATAGGATCATAAGCATCAAATTTAAAAAATCTATCACCGATATACATGTGTTTTTGTCGATATTTTTCTGGTATACCAAGCGAATCAAGACACGCAATTTCTGGCTTTGATATCACTACGCTGTAATTACAACATCATTATGTGAATGAGTATAAATAGTGTTAGTATAAGTATAATAGTTATTATGTTTAATAATAGCGCGCTCTATAAAAATTTTAGTATCTAATTTTCTCATTGTTCATTTTTTAATTTCTGCTAATTTATCTGCTATATCTTCTGGGTCCTTTTTTCCATCACCTTCAATATAAACATCATTTAATAATGCGCAACATTCCATATGTTTTTTTAATTTACCACTCTTCAGTTCTCCTCGTCTATTTTTTACCATCTCCACACTAAAATCTGGACAATGCTTTTCATTAGGTCTTGTGTTTATTACAATAAGCATGTCGACATTATCCGCGATTTGTGTTGCCCTGCGAAGATCTTTTATACCAAAACTTCCATCTTTACCGCCACCTTTTGGATTTAATTGAACCGCACTTAAAACTATTGTTTCTTTGGCGCGCGCTAATTCATGCACCCCTTCTGATATTTGCGCTTGCATTAGCCAATCGTCTGTAGCATCTGAATTGACGCTCATCAAATTTAAATAGTCAATAACAACAACATCCGGCTTACCATATTGTGTAGCATAGTCATCAATCATATTCTCTAATGTCTCTGGTGTTGCCTTTCGTGGTAAATCAATAACCGTAAAATTCTTGTTATAATTTTTAATGAATTTAAAACTCATACCTACACGTGCTTTTTGTTCATTATCTAGGTTTGCGTCTCTGATATTTTTTTGAGGAACCATAGCAATTCTTGCTATTGCCCTTTGCATATAGTCCTCATAATTCATTTCCAATGAAAACAACAACACATTAGATCCATTGTTAAAATTTGATGTCATTGAAATGTCATTAGCACCTAACCACATCTGTATTGCTGAATTCATTAATAATAATGATTTTCCTGAACTAGTTATGCCAGCGAAAACGATTAACTCGCCACTTCGCAATCCTAGATTTGTGTTATCTATAAAATCATATCCAGTTCTTATTCCTGTCCCATAATTAGGATCTCGCACCTTATTACTATAAGTATTTTTGAAATCATCGGCGTAATCTTTTAAATTGCCCTTCTTATAAGACCCTATTTGATTTACATTTTTAATATTATTTAAAACTGTTTGTATATCACTAACACTCTTTTTTAAATCAATCTTATCTATTTCACCGATATTTTCTTTTAGATTTATAATAAGTTTCTCTGAATACCTTTTCTTTAACTTTTCTAAATCATGTTTAAATTCTTTATCATCATAATTGAACGCCATTATTCTATCAAATAACTGATCCGTATGTTCTGCAAATGCTTTATTCTTTGATGGGTCAATACGTTCTAATATTACACGTTTTGTAGGAACATCTTTATATGTTTTTACATATTCAATAACCAATTTAGCAAAACGCCACACGCCTGAATCGAATAATTTCTCGTTGCAATCGTGAGCAAACTCTAATGCATATTTACGATTTGTTAGAATAGTTTTTAGAATAGATAGATCTAAATCATTCATGCAAGCACCATAATTCTTTGTATTCGTTCCGCGTCAATTTTAATTTCTTGATGCGTATTCCAATCTCTACCACGTAATGCATTCATATAAATATAATATCCCATTAGAAATCTTACATCTTCATATCCATACAAATCAGATACATCTGCAAGATCACCAAAAAATACTGCAAGTGGGCCAGTCAATCCATCGCCACCTGATAATTGTCGTTTTATAAACTCCAAACAAAATCGTGTATGTTCTTCTGTTCCAAACTCGTCGGCAAACTTCGGGCGCCCCGTAGAAAATGACCAATCATTGAATTGATTTATGTGTTCGTCTATGTTCATTGTTTTTGGGTCTTTCTAAAATCATCTGCAAGTATTGGTATTACCTTAACTCGATTAAATATACTATCTATACTTTGTTTTATACTTCCTTTAAATGCCTCCGTTGGATTTGGCGAATTACTGCATACAAAAATAGGTAATTTGTTTTGCAATCTTCCTCGCAAAATTGGTTCTATTGAACGAGCAAAAAGATCGCTTGCCCCATCAGCAATATATTTACTATCGAACTCATCAACTGCTAAAAAATCAACATTCATCATTTCTTTACGAGCAAGATATTTATCTTCATAAGGCGCTTCTATTAATGTATTAACTATATCATTAAGTGTTGTATATAAACACGAGTAATTCTTTTCACATGCTCGTTTTAGAATACAAGAAATTGTCATTGTTTTTCCGATTCCATGGCTTCCAGCTAAACATAATGACATTCCATCATTATACACCTTCGGTAGATTTTCCGTGATACGGGCATATAACTTTTTTAGTTCATTGGATCCAACAAACTCATCCATATTAAGTGCCCAGTATTCAATTTGAATATTGGTTTCAGCGTATCTATTAAATGCTATTAATTGAATAGAACACCTTTCACACACACCGTCATACGCCTGCTCAATTTTAGTTATATTCTTTTTAGAACACGTTGGACATTCCTGTACTAATGATAGTATCTTCTGATCTACCTTGCGCTTAGGAAGGTTATTCAGTGCCTGCGATCTAACTATACTCATTTTCCCTGTGTGTAAAAATAATTATTTAGAAATGCAATCGAATCGTGTGTTCCAGCGTCGCTCCATAACCCATCCTGAACTATATAGCTAAGTTCATTGTCTTTATGATATTGTTTTATAATATCGACAATCTCGAACTCACCTCTATCTGATGGAACCATACCAGCGAAGTAATTAAAAAACTCTTGATCAAATAAATAACATCCTGCTATGGCATAATTATTATATGCGTAATTTATTGCTTTTGGTTTTTCAATAAAATATTGTATTTTGCCTTCTTGATTTACCGATGCTACGCCGAACTTTTGTAATTCGTTGTGTTCGCATAAAACGATTTGTGCATCGGTGTTAGTATTATTCCATTTGATAGGATTTGTAAATACATTGTCCCCAAGAATAACAACGAACTGATCATCATCTTCAACATATCTTTTACATATATTAATTGCTTGTGCAATTCCCTGTGGCTTTTGTTGATAGCAGTAATTTACATTGAGTCCGAATTGACTGCCATCCTGAATATAATCTAATATCTGTCCTGAAAATGAGGAACCGACGACAATGGTTAAGTTTTGGATACCCATATCTGTTAGTGTTTTGATAGGGTAATCAATTATCATTTTACCATTTACTGGGAGGAGGTGCTTTGATATTAGTTTTGTGAACGGAAGGAGACGGGAACCTGTTCCGCCTGTTAGCATTATTGCATTTTTAATCATTTCTTTTTATTTTTCTGTATTAGTGATTTAAATATATCTTTGGCACCAATATTAATATATGCGTCTGGATGAACTGTTATAAAACAGTTATTAGTTTTATCAAAACTACATATATCTACTGATGCACAACCGTTCTTGCTTTTAGGATGGTAAATCAATGCATCCTTAGTATGTTTATCTTGTGATACTAAGTATGCATCTATAATTGTTCCTTCCTCCAATGATCCAAAGAATCCATGCACTTGATATTTTATTTTTTTCATTTCTTTTTTCCTCCAAATAACATAGATAGCGATGAGCCATAACTAACTGGTGCATTACCTGATGGCTCATGTGAAGTTAGTTTTTCAGCAATTTCTTGTCTCTCTAATTCGTTCATTTCATTTTTTAGTTCGGCTAGAGTGCATAAATCAATATCGTCTTTGACTGGCTTTTCTGCAACCTCAATAAAATGTTCTTTAATATTTATTTCACTATAAGAATAAAATAGAACATCTTCGAGCGTTTTCTGTATGACGGTGATTTTGTTTCCTGTGAGGGATTTTATGGCGGATTTACCGTCTGACCAGTTGATGACGGTGCCACTAACTTGTAGCCCGGTGCGGAAATAGATTATTATATTTGAATTGGGTGGTGGGGTCATTGATTCAATTGGGTCGTGAAACACCAAACATAGGACATAATTTATTAAATAATTCTATATCAAATTCCTCACAACACGGATCTTGTTTTATTACTAATTGATCGAGCAATTTATGATCAATTAATTCCATTTTCCATTCAAATCTTAAATTTAAGACACCTTGATTATGTACTTTACATTTTTTATTGCTACAAAACTGTGTTATTTCTTTTTCTATCTTTTTCTTGTGTTTTTCTGTTCTCATTTTTATTTTACCTTATAATTATATATCTCATTTAATTTATTTATTTCTTGATCTGATCTATTAAATTTTCTACCTTTTATGGATCTTTGAACTATTTCATGAATGTATTGAATAGCATTCTTTTTGTTTTCTTCATCGACCCAAAATGGGTATGGAAGTTTTTCAAAATCTTTTGACTGTATGTTACGTGTATGATTTAACACCTCTTTCAAAACACGGGTGCATAAGCTAGTTAATGACCATCCAAGAATAAACCACAATTCATCCTGGTCTACTCCATCACGAAGAAATGCACATGGTGCTCCACTGTCTAATATATATCCTGCTGGAAGATATCTCATATTTAATGACTGAGAAACTAACTGCCATGACAGCCCTTCTTTTTCAAAGAATGGTTTTCCTCCAACACCACGAAGATACCAATTTCCATTCTTTTTAAAGGTTAAAACTGCATCGCCATTATTTTTCCAAAAAATAGCATTTTTTGGTTGTGCATACACTATATCCGATGAAGCTTTATTATAAAATTTATAATCAGGATGCGGGATCCTAACGGTTTTTTCTTTATTTAATGGGATTACTTTAACATTACGTTTAGTCGCTCCAGATTTTTCTAGTCGAGTTATTTCTTCCACACGATTTTTGCTTAATTTTCCTAATCGCGCTCTAGATTTTTCATTTTCCATTGTAATTGGATCTTTAAAAAACTCAAAACTTAAGTGTTCATGTATTTTATTATCATCAATTTCTCTTAAAAATAATTCATTACATCCTATAGTCATACCACTTGATGCAACCATAAAATCACCTATTTTTTTACCAGAAAATAATGGAATAAACTCATTTGCTATTTGCCAAGATTTATTACCAGTTAAATCTATTACTTTTCTATTTAATCGCTTATCATTAACAATGACATGATTGCTTTTTTTATCTAATGTAAAATCTATAATTACCATAGGTTGGTTAGTTTCATCGGAAAACTCTTCTAGTTTATTTATTTTTGTTTTACCACGATTTAAAAGAAATTCACGTAATCCTTTCATAGTTGGAATAGTTAAAAAACTATCACTACAAATAAATTTTAATTGACCTTTTTTTGCCAACATTTCCACGCAAGCTACTATAAAAAAACTATATGTTTCTTTTTTTATTTTTAATCCATCACGATTTCCATATTTATTATCCAGTTCATCTTGAATGGCTGGCTCTATCGTTCCACCAAATGGTGGATTTCCAACAATAAAATCAAATTTTTTATTATCAAACTTTGATTTAAAAAAATCATTACACATTATGTTGTGATTTTTTGGAAGCGATCCAAATATTTTTTCTAATTGTTCTAATGATTTTTTATAAGCCACCGTATCTAATTCTACCGAAAATATATTTTTTGTTAGTGTTTTAGTTAATCGTTCGATATGAGTTCCACTATGTAATTTCATAAAACGTAAAATTAATGGTATCAAAAACGATCCGTCGCCCGCACTTGGTTCGAGAACAACCGACTTTGTAGTTAGCGATAGTGAATCCACAATTTTTTGTGCGGTTTCCACGGGAGTAAAAAATTGACCCAACTGACTTTGCTGATCACGATCTATTCTTGCTTTATTCATAGTGGTTTTATTTCCAGCCTTGATTGTTCTAATGGTTTTTTTTGATAACGAGAAACGTCAAATTTAAGTTGCTCTATTGATTTAGTTCTATTTTCTATTAAATCTGTGGTTTTTGTTCTCATCAATTCATATAAGCACCATATTTTATCATTTATATTTTTTTGTGATATTGGAAATATCTTAAATTTTATTTCATTGTGCATAAAATCGTAAAACTTGGCACTTTTCAACATAAGTTGTCCTGGTCCCGCATCAAATGTAATATATCCCATCATTAATAAATCTAATAAATCAGCCAAATATACAGAAACAGATATACCAAACCCATTATCAACCAAACTTTCAATAACCAAATAATATGAATTAATTTCATTATCAATCATCGCTTTTAATAATCTATTAGCAGAAACTAAATTGGGTTGTCCATTATATTTTAATATTTTGGCTTTTTCTATATCTTGATCTTTCTTTGTTATTATTTTATATTTTGCTTTATCTGTCTTGGCTTGTGCCAACTTTTCTTCAACTTTTTTATTGATTTTATCAATTTTATTTTGCGAAAGATCTTTTATAAAAGTAAACTTATTATTCATTGGAATGTAAGTTGAACAATTTGGTGGTTTAACCCAAAAGTCACCCATAGACCGCTCACTCTCTTCTCCGTCTTTAGTTTGAACGGCTACTTGATATTTATTCCGCAACATATTGGTTGTTTTTTCTTGTGCGAGTGGCGACAAACTATGTCCCTTATCTTTTTTTGCGCTACTTTTAATATGATTTAAAAAATCAGGCTCCTTTACCAGAGAATCCCAACCATCTTGTAAAAGATTACGCATATCCATCATTAAATCAATATCAATCATAATTCACTCATTCTAATTTAAAATTATGCCTACATCACTCATATCAACACCAACCACTTCCTCATCGGATATTTTTCCATCACATACTTTACATATTCACTTTTATCAACAATCATCATCTCCTGCATCATATATTTAATTAGATTTGGAATAACCTCTATTCCCTTCAATTCATATATGGCAATAAATCTATCTAGATATTTTTCTGTCCATTCATAATATTGATGCAGTGAATAAATTACGATCTCCTAACTAAAATCAGTATCATATAATTGATGCTTTACAAGCATTCCTCCAGCCTCATTAAAAATGAATGACATATCATCTTTTATGAACATTATTTTACTTTATCTAATATTTTCACATCAAATCCCGCCACAACCAACGCTCTCATCATCTCACCATAGTCTTCACTATCTTTAATAAGTGCAAGGTCGCCATAATTACTAATTGGCGCGTTGAATGACTTAATTATATTCATATAATTTGCCGGCAATAACGTTGAACGATCAATATTATCATTTGGTTTCATAAATTTAAATTTATTCACTAACTCAATATTGGTAATAAATCCCAACGCCGTTATTCGTTTCTTTCTTGCAATTACTTCTGTCTCAAATAGCCAATCTATGTAATTTTTCAATACTGCCACATCTGATGTTATCATTTGTGCAAGGCTTTTCATACGATACATTTCATATGATTTGCTAGGAGCATTATTATTGAAACGAAATGTATATTTCACGCCATAGTGGTTTTCATATTTTTTACAAAAATATGCAAGCAGATCGATTAGACTCCACTTTGATATATCGAGTGTTTCGTGCTCATTAAATTTAGCAAAAAACTTTGTATATGCTGGACTAATTTCGTTATCTTGTTGTGTTTCCATAGATTTACTTTTCATTTCTTTTTCAATTCTGGAAATTTAATTACAAACTCTTCTTCCGTTTCATAAATACTTTTTCTAATTAGCGAATGTTTTTTCAGGTATCGAATGTCGTCCATCGTTTCGACAATCGCCACATAAGGTTTATTTTTACCATCTCTCAAAACTCTTCCAATTCTCTGCAATGTTTTCACACTGCTTTTACCTGACCCAGCCAATACTAATGCACTCAATGTTTCTATATTAATACCGATATCGTAAATCATACTGGCTACAACACATTTCGATTTACCGCTAAGTAAATTTTCCTTAACTTCCGCTCGCTTCTTCGTTGAATCTTTACCACTAAGGAACTCGGTGTCAATGCCTTTATTCTCAAATAATTTCAGCAAAATCTTTCCGTGATTTAATACCTTATATAATACTAATACCTGATATCCTTTATCTATCAATTTTTCTGCTTCTGATACAAGTATATTATTTCTATATTCATTATTTACTATATGATCACTATATACTGTTTGATATGGTGTATCATATTTTGCATAACCCTTTATATATATGAACTTGATCATTGGCTTTGCGAGAATACCACGCTTTATTAATTCTGATGCTTTAACTTCGTGTATATTATCACCAAGTATTCCCGTCAAAATAAGATTAGATCCATCATCACGGCTAGGCGTACCCGACCACGCAAACAACCTTTCTGGCTGTATTACTTTATAAATACTTCTAATTGTTTTAGCACTAGCCACGTGGGCTTCATCTAAATGAACTATTTTAGCACCCACCATACAATCAATTATTTTTTTAGTATTATTTTCATCGAACTTCTCATCTGAAATTGTATCATCCAATGATATGTCTTTTGTTTTCAATCCTAATGCTTTACCTAATGTCCATACTGATGCTATTGTTATATTTCCTATTTGACAAATACCATCGCCAACAATACCAATTTCTTGATCAAATAATAATGAAAAAAAAGAATGAAATTGATGCAGTAATTCTTTCGATATAACCATAACCAGTGTAGGTTTCCCGAACTTCGCCGTAATCAATGCTGTCGTTAAACTTTTACCCGACCCTGTTGCGTGTTTATATATTGCACGGTCTTTATCTAAACTATATTCTACCGCATTCAACTGATAGTCGTATGGAACTAAATCTAGTTTTTTTAGATTATGTGATATGTCAATGCTTGGTGCATCTATTATTAGTAATTTTTGATTTACAATTTCTAATTGCTTGTTATTCTTTATATAGAAATCATTTACATAATTTACTAATCCTGAATAGAACTCTTGTTTTTTATTCATTAAATATTCACGACCGTTCCAAAATCCTCTTTTAAATTGCGGACTGAACTCTGCACCTTCATACTTAAATGACAAGTGATTATGTAATTGTTTTAGGAAATCTGGATCATCTTCTTCAATGATTTTAGAAAACTTCTCTTTGACTAGGAGTTTTGTCATTTACCACTTCTCGTATCCTTCTGCAATTCTCTTACTCAATTTTTTATTAAATTCAATTCTATCTAATTCATCTCGTCTTCGACCGCAAAAATCACATTGACAATCGCATCCGTCTTTGTGTTGCTCTCCGCCAACACAATAATGTGTATCATCATCTTTTGATACTAATTTAGTGTTAGTATTTGATTTTATTATCCTATTCTTCTTGCCCACAGTTTTATAAAATTTAATCAGGATTTCTTTTTTATATTATTTCTACGGAACTTAAATTTATACGCATACGTTTCGCGTTTCAATTTTTGTTCCTCGGTTTCTGGTATTGGCTCTGGCGGTGTGTATGGTTTTTCTGTCAATGCATAATAAATTGATATTGGAACGGTTATAGGAAAAAATAATACATATAATCCTATTGCTGTGAATACTAATTTTCCCCATTGATCATAATCACCTCCACTATATAACCATTTCGTAATTGGATTTCTTATTTCAATATCAACAACGCTTCCAGCTTCTCAACACTTTGATTATCGCCCCATCTATTATTGAAGGCTTCTACAATATCATCACACTTTTTCTTTTGTTCCATAAGTCCTTCAATTATTCTCATTAATTCTTTCTTTTCTTTTGATTTCTTATCATCATCTATTTTGACGGATATATGGCATTTTGGACAATTGAATACTTTCTGTAATGGTGGTGATGTCGGAACCCATCCCGTTCCCTGATTAGTTAGGTATTGGCCTGAGGAGCCACTTCCTACTCCGCCACTACCAAACACAAGACTACCAACACTTGACGTACCAACAAACGTTCCATATGGAACGCTATATGATGATGGCAACTCTTCTTTTGATTCCGTTTCAATAAGCGGAAATGAACATTGTGGACAATACATTATATATGCAACACATTCTTCAGGAATCCCATAACGACATTCATAACATTGTTCCAAAAATTGGGCGGTAATGTAGGATGAGGCGGTCTTGCTGGTGAAGGACCGACTGCATCTGGATTTGGTTCTGGATTTACTGGATGAATTGGTTCTGGAGTTGCTACGACTACTGGCAATGATGCTACTGCTGGTGTTGCCATTGATGCTACTGCACCCTGTAATACTGTCTTTGTTGCTGGGTTAGGAATACCATCTACTGGAAGTCCGCGTGATGCTTGAAATGCTTCTATGGCTGATATGGTTTTTGGCCCATTATTGCCATCTTCTGATAGTGGCGTTCCTGCCCCTCCGAGGAGGTTTAGTGCGCGCTGAACATCGAGCATTGTGTTGAGCGGTGTGCCTACTGGTGGAGGTGGCATTTGCGGAGCCGTATTGACCGTAGGAACGCTCGTTCCAGTCATTCGAGGGGTTTGTACGCCCCATAGACTTAAATCACGGCATAGGTCAGTATCCACTGGTGCCCCGTTAGGGAGTTTTCCGCCACCACCTGTGTTTTGCCACATAACCCAATCCGTCCAAGGATGAGGTATAACCGGTGTTGGAACGTATGAGGCTATCCATAATTGATATTGGGCGAAATCTTGCGAAAACTTTACGGCACTAGCCCAATAAGGATACGTATAGACAACGGGCTTTTTGCCTGCAAGTCGTTCATATTCTTGAAGATATTGCAACATCCAATCGTTAATTTGACTTGGTGTACAATTCCATTTTTGGAAATCGGGTGGGGCAGGCCATTCACAATCAATCATTACTGGATTATTATTATCCGCTACTGCAAAATGCATTTGTGCTTGTTTGACTGGATCACGACCGGGCTGTGATGCCAATGGTGGTAGCGGATATATAAAATGATATGAGGCAACATATAGCCCTGCTTCTTGTGCGCCAGTCATATTTTTCTTATAGAACGTGTCGGTACCTTTATTTCCTTCAGCGCATTTCATAATACTGAATTTAATTCCCTGTTGTGCTACTGCTTGCCAAGAAACTACTGATTGGACTGAACTGACGTCGATACCTTTTATTAAATCTGCCATTTATTTCTCCTACCTTAATTCCTTAACTACCCCAATAAATTGTATAATACTTGCCTTCTTTATGTAATCCCTCAAAATAGATATGATGAACATCTATTCCTCCGAACCATTCAGTATTCTTCCTTGTTTTTCGTTCAGTTTTTTCAATTACTTTTATTAGATTACCAGCAGTAAAATATTCACCATTTGGGGCATCGCATGTTACTGTTCCACCGTCGCTTTTTACTGTTATTGTTGGTTTTTCAACAACAATATTTGCGAGTTGTTCTTTTGTTGGTTTTACAAAACTATCATCAAAATCATCATTCCATACATTTGGACGAAATTTAATTGATTTGATTTTAGCATTGGGTGATGCCGAAACATTCAGCAACATTTTTGATATTTGCTTTGGTTTTTTAGTTAGCTCTATTTCGAGAGCTCCCATAGAAAACATATTGTTGAATGCTCTCAATCCCATTTTACTTATTTTACTAATTTATTACTTTCCTTTACCATTGGTATTATATTTATTATTTTCTTCGATCTACCACATTTCCACCAAGAAACTTTCCAAATGTGCTTGTTTTGGCAGCAATTTTATCTTTGACTTTTTGTGCGTCAGTTATTGTGGTATTCTTACCTGTGTTGAGTGCTACATTTAGATTACGTGCAGTTTCTTTTTCTTTTACAACGTTTGATAGATTTTTTATTTCTTCGGTTAATTGTGTAGTACGCTCTGCTGGAATACCGAGCCCAGAAAAAAATGAGTAAATTTTAACAACATCTCGTGGTTCATCTATTTCATAGATACCCCTGAATATTTCAGGTGTTCCACATTGTTCTGTTAATAATGCGTTAGCATAATTTATAGCAACGGCCGGAATACTTTTCCACACGGTTTTATTTGCTGCAACAATAAACCCCACGTATTTGCTTTCTTTAATATTAAAACCACTTGCAAGCAGATTATTATTCATATTTGATATAATAGCTTCTGCTATCGAAGTTTCGGAACTAAAATCTTCGATCTCCATTGAACCATATGTAGAATATCCTGATGAGTCAATTAAAATCTTTAACCATTCCATACTGTCTAAACTTTTAATTGATGATGGTGCTGATGACAATAAATTAAACATATCTAATGGTTCAACAATTGCCTTATTTGCAACCGAATAAAAATCCATTTGACCAACATTAGAATAAATAGATTCTATCCTTGCATTATCTACCAATATAATATTAGCTACTTTTTTATTTTGTAAATCTTTTGATAGTACCGCAAGTGTTTCCATAGCATTCGATTTTGCTTTAAGATCTTCTGAATGCATTGGTAATACTCCAATAATTATAATTGGCTTACCTAATTCATTTAGAATATTTACTAATACCTCGCAACTGCCTGCTCCGCTACCGCCACCCAATGACGAACATAAAACAAACACTTGTGCATCTGCTAACTGTTTACTAACTAGTTCTTTTATTGCATCAGCGTTAGCTTCCGTTGCCTCTCGACCAATACTAAGTGTTCTAGCTGCCCCACCAATAGCATTATATTCCAATAACAATTTGTTGCTTTCGGGCACATCAATAAATTTCAAATCGTTTTGTGTTGTGTTTAAAACAACGCAATCATAATTAAACTCACGGAATTGTTGAGCTAACTTGCTCCCTGCTTGTCCCGAACCAATTATTCCAAAATTAATTGATCGTTCTTTCTTCACTGGTTTTACACTCATTGGTTCCTCTTGTTTTACTATATCGACATCCTTAGTTTTTTCTGCTAATTTTGCTTTTAATCTTGCAAGTTTTTCTTGATCTATATCCATAGCCGGTTTCTCATTTGTTATATCATCCACAATAGTTTCTCCTACCGTATTTAGTCTTGTAGTTTGAGCTGTCATCTTGATTTTACCTTTTTCACTTATGAATCCGCTGCTCATAACAACTTAGTTCTTTAACTCTTTTTCGCCAACATAACCAATATTATTTTTATTTTGCGAAGTATGGATTATTTTTATACCACTGGACTGTCTTGGCAATACCATCTTTGAATTTTACTTCTGGCTTCCAATTTAATTCACTTTTGATCTTATCACAATTCACGGAATAACGGAAGTCATGTCCGTTGCCACGAGGATCGGTAATATGCTCAATTAGGTTATGACCACCGCCCATTGAGTTGCATACTTCTTGCACGACCTCTATATTAGAATATTCTTGATTTGATGATATGTTATATATCGTATTAATTTTATCTGATCCAAGAACTGCAAGCAATGCAGCGCAGTTATCATCTACATAAGTCCATTCACGAAGGAATGAGCCATTACCATACACTGGAATTTTTTGATTATTCATAATTGATTTTATGATTACTGGAATCAGCTTTTCTGATTGTCTTGGGCCGTAATTATTGCTGGCACGAGTAATTACATATGGAAGCCCGAACGAATTATTTGCTGCTTTGATTATCAATTCGCCCGATGCTTTGGAAGCCGAGTTATGCACTATAAACCCGTTAGCTATAAAATTTTTAGTTTCGGGGGCACATATATCATATAATATATCATCAGTTTGTTTAACTAAAATTTCTTGAACCCTTACAACAACTAAATTATTATCATCCAGCATTCTTTGTGGTTTTGCTAAAACTTCATATATATTTTTATCTGATTTTATATATTTTTTAAACATCATCATTGATTTAGAATCTGATATATTTAACTTCCAATACACTCTTTCTTTTCCCCATTTAATAATATTATATTCATTTGATTCGTGTGCCAATACCCCAGCTCGACGCAATAGTAATTTTATATTATTTAATAATTTTAAACTAGAACTAGAAAATGAAGCCGTCAATCCTTGACAATTAGTTATGTTACCATCAGCGTCAAAATAACCAGCTAAAAACTCATAAATGGCATCGTTTGACCAATTAAATATTTCAGGAGAAATTACTTTGTCTTTTGATTTATTATTTAATTTTAATTTTTCAATTAGCTCTATTAATGGTTGGCATCCAAAACTAAGGTACCAGCAATTTTTTGTACTGTGTTTATAAAAACTTGGACGCGCCTCCCTGCCATATAATTCTTTAGTTATTATTTTAATAATATCACAATAACGTTCTAACCTTTCTTTTGATTCATCAGCTAGCTTTATGTACATTGTATTCTTATTTTTAGTATTTCTACCACAATTACCATCACCAAGAAAATAACCCAAAAATCTACATAACATCGGATTTATTTTTGTTGAATTGGTTGGCTCTGGGTCTTGTCTTTGCATAGCTAGAAAATCTCCAACAACAAGATCCTTAGATTTAATTTCTTGAATAGTATTATTTTTTTTTGCATGTTTGGCGTCTAATTTGCCAGACTCAAGTCTTTTATATCTTCGTATAAATAGTGTATGTTCTGGTGAACATTTTAATGTTCCAAATTCTGTTTTTATTTCTAATAACTTTTCACCATTCTTAAATAGGGATTCTTCTACCGTAGATAGTTTTGGTTTATTCTGCTGAAAATCAAATCCAATTATATTATTATTTTTTACAATTGTTTTTATTTCTTTCCATTGCCCGCTATCAGTCAACACCAATGTATCTGATGCTAAGCAATATGGATTCTTTGGATCTAATGCCGCTTCTTCTGTCCAAGGCGGATCGTTCGGCGATTTCAATGATCCCATAACTTCGTCAGTCGAGGTATATACCAGCTTTTTTACACCCCATTTTACGCAAGCATTTACTATTATCTGCGTTCCAAGAACATTGGAACGAATAAAATCATTAGGATTCTTTAATGAATCATCAACGAAGCTACAAGCAGCTCCGTGCAAAACAATTTCAGGCTTCTCATATTCGAAAATCCTATTTATTATATGCTCATCACATATGTCTGCAAGATAGAATGTATGGCTTTTATTTACGAATATATTATTTAGCAATGATGATTTTGATACTCTATCAATACTAATTAGATCATATGGGGCTTTGTCATAAATTGCTTTACGAATAAAATTAGAAATTATAAAACCACAACTTCCTGTTATAAGTAATTTAGTTTTCATTTTTTGCCTCTATATAGATTGTAGTTTGGATCTGCAACATAATATTTATGATTTTCAATAATCCATTGACTGCATTCTTTACGGAATAGATTTACATTGTGTTGCATAAAAAGACGATTTGCATTTGTTTTCTTTAATGTTGCACTTTCTTCATGGAAGATATTCGTTTCACCACAATATATAATTTTTTTATCCATTATGTATTTAATTTTCATATTAAGATCCACGTCTTCGAAACACCAAAAATAACCTTGATTTAATCCTTTTAATCCATCTTTATTTGTGCATACGTTTTCGTATAATCCAGCGCGAATTAAAAGAACCGCTCCAGTACAAGCATCGAACTCCCTATTTTTTCGAGCGTTAGCGTCTTCCATTTCACCAAGTCGATAGTGCCAGGGTAAAAGATCCTTACGACCGTCCCATGTTATCCCACAATGCTGGATTTTTTTTGTATTCGTATAATTTAGTTTTGCTCCAACCACACCTACACCGTCATCATTATCCATAATCTTAATCATGTTCCTAATTGACGCAGTATCATTAAAAATGATATCATTGTTGAGTAATAGAATATAATCACTTTCCTTTGGTGATGCTTCCTTGAATAATACATTACATCCTTGAGCGAAGTTTTGTAAATTATCTTTCCATTGTATTGGAACTATATTGGGATTATTCAATCCATTTAGATATTCAATAGAACCATCATTAGAACCATTCTCTTTTACTAACCATTTATATTCAATATTGTTTAATGATTTGGTTAGTGTTGGAGCAAGTTTTTCTAATTTAGATTTACCCTGCCAAGATAGTGTTAGTATGTGTAGCATTTAGAATCCCACGCTTAAATTTCCACCGACGAACATATTGCCTTTTATATCTACCTGAAATGATGGGCCAATATATGAAGAATCCACAATTCCTTTGGGGAATACGCCACCAATATTAAACGATACTGGATTTATTATTGCCGTGGCATTTTGCGTTCCAGTCTGATATCCAGCGCCTAATTGTAATATACTGATTGCTGGTTGTGCAAGCGTTTTACCGTATGATGAAATCTGCATAGTTATACCTAAGTTTGCCGAACCATTTAAGTGTGATAGATTTAATGCTCCCCCGCTAGTTAAAAATAACCTAGGATTGAATAATGTAAATGAAGATGCAGGGTAAGTCTCCTCGAATTTACCCGTGCTAACATTTACTGGAACTGTCTTACCATTTGAAGTTATTTCTACTTTATTATACACTACGTGTTTGCCATCACTTGTTGTTCCAAGCACATTGCTTACCGAATATGTTCGTGGGTAAATGTCTTCACTCCACGGCGTTTTATTGCCAGCATCAAAAGAAACATTTCCGATAGGAACCGTAGCCCCAACAAATTGCTCATTCAATTCCAAATGCTGAATATTACTTGTATAACCATACGGATCTGCATTAGGACAAGGTATGTCCTGACCGTTGCATTTGACCGTTGGTACTGTTGATGGATGCGTGTCTGGGGTAGTACTAGTGGAGCTAACATTTGTTGCAACCGTTCCACTGCTATTTACTACAACGTGATTTATACCAGTAAGCGAAGCACCAAGTGTGCTCAAATCTTTGCTAATGGTATTGAGATTTATATCATTTTGTTTTGCAAAATTGTTAAGATCGTCCTTAGATACATAAGAACTTTGTGATCTGAGTATTTGATCTGCTAATTGTTTTTGTTCAATTACGGACTGATTGATTGCCGTTTGCATATTATGCAATTGTATCTGCTGGTAAATAATAAATCCCACCGCTCCAAATACGACAACTCCTGCAATTATGAAAACCATCTTTGTTATTAAATTCATTTTAATTCCTTTACCATCAATTTAGCGACAACAATAATTTGCACAACACACATAAAATAAAAATTATTTCTTTCCCCAATCGCTAATAAAAACTTTTCTACCATCATTATATAATTTATTTATTAATAATGGGTTCGTTGATTTTTTTCCATAATGTACCGCTGATACTGGCACCACTTTAAATGGTATGCCGAGCTTTCTTGCTCTAAATGAAAGATCTGTGTCGTTGAAATACATAGGGTATTTTTCATTCCATATCTGACCATTACCAAGATCTAATTTATTCCAATTTTCTTTTGATGATGCAACACACCATCCTGACACATATGAATTGCCATCAAGATACATATTTGCTTCTCGAACATAATTCAATTTATCATCCAGTTGTCCCATCGTTGGGCCAATAATACCATCATTACATGTCTTTATAATTAAATTAGTCCAAATACGCCTATCGCCCCTGATATCAATATCATTATTTAGAAATAATACATTATTTCCTTTTGATGCTATATATCCTATATTACATCCTTTGGAGTGAAAATAATTTTGATTGTTTCTAATATAGACAAAATTACTATTAGTTATTTTCGATAGTTCTTTTTGTGTTTCATCTGTCGATGCATTATCAACAATAATTATCTCATTGTTATCATATAAATACAATAAACTTTCAACACAAGATTTAGTAAAACTATATTTATTATACACACATACTACTATGCTTAAATCATACATCATACCGCCAATTTTAATATCTTATCTGTTATCGTCAGCCAGTTATAATTCTTTTCAGTTTCCTGAATGTTTGATCTATATCTTTTTAATAACTCGTCCTTGTTGGAAACTGCAAATCGCAACTTCATCACACCGTCGTCTAAATCGGGCTTGAATGCTTTGGTTCCAAGCTTTCCTTGCCAATATAAATAATTGGCTGGAACAAAAAACTCTTTTCCATCGATCAACAATGAATTATCGTTATTTAGAAAATCTAAAAACCCGCCATATCTTGGTGCTATATTTATCAGTCCTAACGCATTTGCCTCTAATGCACACATACCAAAACCTTCGGTATTGCTTGCTGTAAATACAATATCACATGATTTATATAATGAATATATATTTGGAATATATTCTTTTATTATTTCTACCTCTGCATGATTTTTATATTTAGCATGAAAATTATTATACAAATCTTTAAATGATAGCTCAAATGGCTGTGTTGGAGTTTTTTCCTGTATTTTTAATATGAGACATACATCATCTGATTTAGTAAATGCTTTTCCATACATATCTAAAAGACCATCAATATTTTTCCTTCTATGTATTTGCCCAAGCGGTTGAACCATAATTTTAGTTGATTTTTTAGTTTTCAATTTAAATGGTTCAGCTGATTTTATTTGATCAAAATCCACACCGTGTGGAATAACTGTCATTGCTTTTTCAGGGATACCTGAATCGAGAAAAACCTGTTTCGCAAAATTAGATGGTGGTAGCAATTTATCACAAAATCTATTACATTTAGCGAAGCCGTCCGGTAATGCATTTTTACCAGCAAATTCATAACACCATATTCCAAATCTATTTTTTGGTGCGTGAGACATATATGGCTGCATATTCTTTAATGCTGTATAGGAAATAACCATATCGTAATGATTGTCTGGTAATTTACCGAATGTTAATTTATTGTCCTGCGAATAACCAACGAGATGTGATTTTAGATTATCTGGTATATTATTACCACCATCAGTTGAAAATAAATCAACATCGTGTTTTTGTTCTATTAACGCTGTTGCTATACCACGACCTACATGTGCCCAAGAATGATTAGCATTTAAAAATTGACGTATAAGTACGCGCATACTTATGCTATATCATTATTTATTTTTTATGAAATTTTAATTGATAGCTGGTCCATAAATTTCAAATGATCCACTGTTAATTCCACCGGGAGTATATGTATCATCACCATTGTATAGAGCACTAGTTGTAAATGTTTCAGTACCATTTGCTGCTGGCTGGGTAAGATCATTATAAATACCATTTGATATTGGTGAATACCCGGGCGTTGGAGTGCCGAACGTATTACTAATTAATACGCTAGTTGAACCAAAACTTAATGTAAGTGGACCGGTATTGAAATTATTACCAGTTGCCGTACCATACACATTTAGACTTACTGTGCCGGTTGGAGCGCCAGTTAATGTACTGTTTTCCGGAAATGAACCGGAAACGGTTATAGTGATTGTAATATCAGTTGAAGGTGGTGGAGCAGGATAGTATGATGGACTACCACTGATTGTTATTGTAATTGTTGGTGTTGCTCGCTGATATAAATATGATACAATGCTTGATGTCACAGCATTGTACGAACTGCTGCCAGCGTATGATGCCTGAACTGTTTTATATCCTTCATGACCCGAGCCACCAAAAGAAGTTCCAGTTATAAATATAGCACTTCCACCAGTTTGATCAACTCCTGATTGATGCACTAAACCGCCAGATAATGCCGTAGTAATACCATTGATTATTAATGTAACTGTACCAGTAACATTGTGAATTCCATCACCAGTTAAATGAACAGAATCTACGGTATTAGGGAAACCGCCTGTTGGATTATGACTAAAAACCTGTGTTATAGCGGGCGTAAACTTCGACACAACAAATCCGCTTATAAATTGACTTGATCCATTAAAATTGCTATCACCCGGATAATTTGCTTGAAGCTGATATGTTCCAGCTGTTGGTATATTGATTCCAGCTAATGTTGCGACATCAGGAGAAGACCCGTTCAGCGTTGCTGATCCTAAATTAGTAAATGGTGAAACTATTGAAAACGTTACATTTCCAGACGGCTCAGGATTAACAGTAAATTGCGGATTTACTGTTGCACTTAAACTAAACGTACTAAAAACCGTTTCTCCTGATGATGGGGATGCCGTAAATGGAGTAATAGTTGTGCTTGCCTTATTTACAACCTGTGTAACCGTGTTAGATGTGCTTCCAGCATTATTTGAATCACCACCATATACTGCCGTTATTGAATGTGATCCAACTAGGAGTATGGTTATTGATGCCGTGTTTAATGGTAATGCCCTTGTCGCAATGGTAGTTACACCATCTTTGAATGTTATGGTACCTGTCGGACTAGATCCAGTAACAATAGCAGTAAATGTAACAGATTGACCATAGATTGATGGATTTGTATTTGACATTAACGTTGTTACTGTTGGTGATGCGGTTACATTTTGAGTCAAAATTATTGACGTGCTTGTATTAAAATTTGCATCACCAGAATATACACTCGTTATTGAGTGTCCGCCAACGGCCAAACCAGAATATGAAATAGAACCAGTGCCACTTGTCAATGTGGCTGGAGCACCGATATTTGACGCACTATCTTTAAATTGAACTGTACCAGTTGGAGTTCCAGTTGTAACAGAAGTTACGGTCGAACTAAATATTGTTGCTTGACCAATAGCAGTTGGATTTATAGAAGAAGAAATTGACGATGAGGTATTTGCTTTATTTACTGTTTGTATGGGTGACAGAGAAGCCGATGCAACATTATAAATTGTATCTCCACTATAATTAGCAACAATTGTGTGTGTACCAGCCGTAAGTGTTGAGCTTGATGTTTGAGCTGAGCCAGCAACTAATGTTACGGTGCCACCAAAATTAGTTCCATCGATTACAAACTGTACACTACCAGTTGGCGTTCCTTGCGTTCCGCTAGCTGTTGCAAAAAATATTACATTATTGCCGTATGTAGATGGATTTACACTTGATGTAATACCAAATGTAGGATTTAATTTATTAATAGTTTCAAATACAATATTTGATGTACTAGTTGAATATGTAATGTCACCACTATATACTGCTGTTATTGAATGGACAGCCGGGATTAATGCTGAAGTTGAATATGAGCCAATTCCAGAACTTATTGGGACAACTGGCCCAATTGGTGATACACCGTCATAAAATTGAACAGTACCAGTTGGAGTACCTAATGCTCCACTAACGGTTGCAGTAAATGTTACATTAACTCCATAATTTGCAGGATTGAGATTAGACACTAATACTGTCATTGACAACTGTGCGGTTATTGTTTCTACAACAGTATTGGATGTGCTAGTATTATTATTAGAATCTCCACTGTACACCGCAGTTATATTATGCACGCCCTGGGGTAAGGACGATGTTGAAAATGTTGCAACCCCCGAACCATTTACAGTTACGGGACTACCAAGGTTACCCGCACCATCTTTAAATTGAACTGTTCCGGTTACCAATCCATTATTAGATCCCACAACGGTAGCGGTAAATGTTATATTTACTCCTGATGGAGATGTTGGAGCTGATGAAATTAAAGTTGTAACTGTATTGGCTTTATTTATAACCTCGCTAACAGTATTAGACGTGCTAGTTAAATAATTTGAGTTTCCATTATATTGAGCAGTAATGGGCCTAGTACCAGCGTTAAATAACGGTATATTTAACGTAGCTAGACCCGTTACATCAAGCGATACCGTCCCTATTGGATTAACACCATCATAAAATGTTACGGTGCCAGATGGTATAGAAAATGACGATGAAACGGTTGCTGATAGCAATGTGGACATACCATATGTTATTGGATTTGCTGATGATATCAATGTAGTATTTGTTGGTAACGCATTTACAACCTGAACTAAAATAGGCGATGTGGATGAGCTAAAATTACTATCACCAGAATACTGAGCAGTGATATTATGACTTCCACCATTTAATGTGGACAGCATTAATGATGCTGAATTAGCAGAAACGGTTCCAACCCCGATAGATGTTATTCCATCAAAAAATGTTACTATTCCCGTTGCAACGCCACCAACTGGTACTATAACTGTGGCCGTAAGAGTTACACTATTACCATAATTAGATGGATTGTTATTTGAGAAGATGGTTGTTGATGAACCATATAAACTTACTGTAATTAATGCTGGAAACGAAGAGCTTCCTAAGTATAAGGTATCACCGCTATAAGTCGCTATAACAGCATGCATACCAGCACTTAATACAACTGGTAACGATACTGTTGAACCAGCAATAAGTGTTTCTGTATCTATTACGTTTATTCCATCAAAAAAACTAACAGTACCAGTTGCTGTTCCCATAGAACCAGTAACATTTGATGAAAATGTGATACTAGTACCATACACCACATTTGTAGCTGATGGTGTAATTGTTGTTATTGATGGGGCCAATGTTACAATGTCAACCTCTAATATATTAGAGAGCCCTGGTGCAAAATTCTGATCACCGGCATAATACACAGTCATTTCATGCACGCCAGCACCTAAAATAGCTGATGATATGTTGAATACAAAATGTCCGTTAGTATCTAACTGACCTACAGCAACTGTATGTCTCCCATCGCGTAGAATAACAGCACCGGTAGCTGTTAATAGTGTTCCTGGTGATAACACTAAAACGTGAATTATTACTGGGTCACCTAATGCTATTATAAGTGCCATTATTTCCTAACTTATTATAACTATTGATGGATCTGGACATACTGTGTTTGATGGCGCTGGATTAGGAACTCCCAGGATGTTTTGTGTCTTAATTGAGTTTACATAAATTGGATTATTATTCCACCCAGCTTTTTTAAGATAAATTGTGATTTGTATTTTTGTATTTATCGTTTGTTTTACAGGATCCTGATATAAATTGGTAAAATTAAGTGTTAGTAATCCCGTTGAGTAATTTATAGAAACGCCTATCTTACCATCAACAATTATACCGGTAATGCATTCAGGATCTATGCCATTTAATTGCGGAGAAAATGACTGTACTGAGGCGCCAAGCCTAATCTGACTTAGATTAAACGCATTTAAACTAACGTTGGTGCAATCAGCAAATTTCATGGCTGGATATCCTAATCTAGTATATCCAGTTCCAGAATAATCTGCAATAAAATCAGTTAACAAATTAATACTATGCTCTGTATCGAATGATACATCTGGTATTTCCAGTAACACAGTGGACATCTCAAAATCCATTTTCATAAAATATCCATCAGGTCGTATAAATTGACCACCATCATTAACTACCAAATTATTTGATATGAAAAAATCATTTCTTCCCGGATCAAATGATTTGGCAGTTGGATATACCTGTGATTGAACCCCATTAATTCCACACAATGGATCTGTGTATCCCGATTGATAATTAAATGACGCTGGAACCAATCTTGGATTAGCATCAACAACAACGCTAGATGGAACCCACTCTAATTGTTTAACTATACTGAACGATAACGGATTTATCTGTAGATTTTGACCAGCAAACAATGTATATCCATCTAAATATATATCTGGTAACGGATGAAGTGTGCTTCCTCTATTAACACCATTAGAAGGATAATCATCATTTCGATCGATATATTTTTCTAATGTAATACGAATGGCGTTGAATGACGTACCTATTTTATTTGCAGGTGAAGTTGTTGCTGGTATAGGGGGCACAGCATTGACGTAATTAGAAATATAACTTATATCAGTAGCATTTAGTATCATATCGCCATTAATATCTGATCTCATAATTTGTAAAATTGTATCTGATGTATAATATTGTTTTTGTATAGTTATAGTATGATTATCTATTAGATTGATAATAGAAGTTATCCCATTATTACCAGGACTGGTGACAGAACTAGTTATAGAAAGTGTATCGCTTCCCAAATTCATTATACTGTTAAAACTAGCCGACGCACTAGCGAAATTTGCTTGGGCGCCATTTGATGGATTTGGCACTAAAATACCGTCCGTACCAGATGCTATAACATTTAATGTTGAATCTAAAACTTGCCAATGTAAATATCCATCTGCAACAAATAATTCTGTTTGCTGAATATACATATTATAAGTTGGTATAATATTTAAATTAGCTACAGATAATTGTTGTGCTAAAATTAAATCATTATTATCTATGATACCATCACCATTAATATCACCGTACATCATAGATATCAGCTCTGCTTTCGATATTTTATAATATAATGATGGATTAGATATATTTGGAATTAATTTTGCACCATTTAATGTTCCATTAACTAATTCAGATACTAACTCAATTATATTTTGATCATATCTGTATCCATCTGTCGGATCAGTTATTATTTTTAAAACTATTTCATTACCAATCATCCCGTATTCATGAAATGACGCGAAAAGAGTTGATGTAAATGCGTTATACGATTTTATATTTTGATCGGATATGGTGCCAATTATTAATGGCACCGAAACATTTTGTATATTTGCTAGGGACGTTGCATTTAATAAAGTGATTGATGGTACTAATTGTTGTTCAGTAAATACTGGCTCTCCAGTTCTCTCACTCTGAACTGGATTACTGTCTTGTGTAATAGCCTGTAACAAAGCGTAATATAAATCATTTCTAACAAATGGAATATTGTCCAACACATAATCAATAGTTAATCCGGTAGTTGGATCAATTTGCGTTTTTGGAACAAAAACCCCATTACCAGCATCATACGCTTGCCCATCCGATACTTTCGCGGAATCAGTCCATACCTGAAACCATAATGACTGTTCTGGAACATCAACCCACACGCTACCATTAAATAATGTTTCCCTTGTGTTTGATGCGGTATTACTGCCGACAGCTAATTGTATTTGGCATGTATCTGCTGATCCTGCTCGTTTTACGGTAACAGCATAGTAATTATTTGGTTTTATAACCAGCCCAGAACCAACCGGAGTATTACTGAATATAAAATCAACTGGTTGCGGTACAGTATTTAACTGTATTCCTGATGCCAAAAGAGTCGAATAATTCACGCTTAACTGCGCTAACGGTATACTGGATGGATCGAAATCAATTGCTAATTGAGGGGCAACGTCTGTTGGACAAGAAATCGTAGTTTGTAACTGATAAATACTAATTAACAAATCGCCAGTCCATACTAAATTGGCTGGCGTAGTGTTGTTAATAACAGAAAAAAGAAGAGTGATTTTTTGAATATTACTCGTTGTGGCTAAAAATTTTTGAGCTATTTGTGAGCTTACATCATTTTCGGCAATGCTGGCAAACTGTAATGGTTCTATTTTAATATTTAAATTATCTATATTATAACTTGGCAATGCGGACGTTAAAGTTGTTGCTAGAGTGCTACCGGTAGTGACAAAAAAATCTCTAAAAAACAAGTTAGGCTCAATATCCTGAGATATCATCATACAATCTCTTGACAGCGTCAATGGATTTGTTTCACGAATTATTATTCTACCACCAAGATTCAATGATTGATTTGCTGTTCCTATAAAATCATTAAATAATAATGTTAATATTGTTCTATAATGTTTATAGCTTAACTGCTTTTCATTTCTATCGAAAGTAAATCTATCATACTGTAAATTATTTTGAAAATCTAACCCTATAACTAATACTTTTACTGTCCTATTACCAGACGCTTGAGAGTTAATTAATTCAATTTCTAATTGATTTCCATTATTACTGTCTGATGGTTGAAACTGTATATTAATTGGTTTGCCATCTAGTAGGCCATTGGCTGATGAAGAATCAAATAAAATACGCTGAATTAAAGAATCTGGTAAAACCCCCGAACCAAAATGATTATTAATTATTCCAGATTGTATCGTATTATCGTGAGTTTGTTCAAGTGTAAGATTGGTATTATCCACGTTCTGCGTGTCAAACCAAGCGTTCTGGGGAGCGGAAACCGGTATTCGCATTCTATATTCCTATCTAATATGCTAAATAATTACAAGTAATTAATGTACACCTGACTATTAGCTGGCTTTAAAACATTTATCAGTTCTTCCAATACCTGTTTTACAACTGCATTATCTGCTAATATATCAAAAGAGTCAAATACATTGATAGTAAAATCAGATAAACCAGTCATACTATTTTTTAGTGTTGCAAAATTAGTATTTTTAGTAACCAGTGTATTAAAATCTAATAACAATGTTGTATATAAATCGGGTGTTACCGGCAATATTATATTTGTATTTGAGCTATAATTAACATCTAATGATTCGCCAAAAGGCATAAATAATGGCTTAGATATATTACTAATACGTAAATTATCTATTATTGCATAGGCTCCATTGGCTCTAGAAAAATCTGATCCTATGAATAATTCATTAATTGAATCCTTAAATACTATACTGGCCTCCATAACATTTTGTCCAGTGAACGATGAACCAAATACTTGATTTTGTCCAAAAAGCAGTCCATTACCAAATAATACGTTTCCTCTTTCATAACCATCAACGAAGAACCTCATTTTATCAATTCCAAGTCCACTATTAACTATAAAACTTGCCTTTAAACGATGCCACGTTCCCTTAACCCAATAAATAGGTGTTCTTATTACATAACTTACTCCAGATGCAAAAATATTAAAATTAATGTATCCAAACGGATCTTTATAAATAGATATTCTATCACCATTTGTACCGGTGGGTATGTAATTTACAACAACTGGTGTTTGTTGATTTGGCAAAGCTCTGTTTAAATATAGCGTTTGTGCATCAGATGAAATAGTCCCGCCAGCAAAATAATCTATATTTTGGCTACCAATTTGTAATTTAACGTTAAGTATTTTAGATGCTTTACCAGACACTTTTACGGTAGCATTATTAATACTAATAATCTTTTCACTAACAATGGCTGAAGCATCGAAATAATATCTATAATTTGGATCATTTCCAGTATCATATAATGGATTAACCCAAAATTCTATGGTCCCCTCTTGTTTTGAGGTGAGTATACCGGTATTATCTATAATTATTGGAGTATCAGTAATAACTATACTTTTACCAAAATTATCATTCACGCTCACAGATGATTGGATAAATTGATTACTGGCTGTTGTATATATTAATGAATCATTAACGAATGGAAAAGTATCAAAATGAAGTAGCATTAAAGTACTTTCAGTTGACTTTAATGCTTTAAGAGAATTAAAATCTTTAGTAATTGTTTCTTGATTAGCCAGTGCCATTTCACCGATTCTAACATCGGTTAATTTTTCTGAAACTATCATTAACTCATCTATAGTACCATTGAAAATATTTTTACCAGTAAAATCTGTACCAACGTGAGCATATAAATCACCTGTGTTTATTGGTGCAGATAAATAAGTATAATATTTAAATTCATACATTCCTTGAACAAGATTATATGGTTCTCCCGGTGTCGATGCATTTTCTAATGTAAAAAATCCATTTTGTAATCCGCTTCTATATGTACTAACAGTCAATACCTCATACATACCGCCAGAAACAATTGGAGCTACCAACGATGGAAAAATTGTAATGGATTTATAATCTGGTGATACATCTGTTATTTGATACTGGCCAGCATTAATAAACGGGAAAGTAATAATTAAATAATTTCCGATTGTTTGAGATGAAAAAAATGTATTCTGATCAGATACAATATTACCAGAACCAGTTAATGTATTACCCACAACAGTTTGATAACTGTATCTTATTACTGGAACAATAGAACTGTTTTCAGAAACTGTTATTGGCTTTGCTTCTTGAATAGAAATTACTAGGCAATCCTTAGTTGGATCTATTGGCTTACATGTTACAATTACATGATCAATTGATATAAATTGTGATGTTGTTATTTTGGTTGCATTTTCAGTAAATATAATAATCTCTGGTGATGAAGTATTATTAACTCCGTATATTGAAACGACGACAGGGGCTGAATAATCAATATTTGAGCCTGAAATATACACAGAAAGAGTTCTACCATTATCAGAAATAGATGGTTGATCAGTGAATATATTATTTGATGTAAAAGTCCCACCAACTAATGTTGAATTAGATAATCCAATATTTAAAGTATCTAAAATTAAATGTGTGATTTCAACATTTGAAAGTAAAATTGGTGATGGTAACTTTGTTTTGATCACATTAGATGTACTACCCCATATATAATATTTTTCGTGAACCAGCCTATGATTCAATCCGAGAGTTTTTATTAAAACAATATCATTAGGTAATGCCTTATCAGTTATAGTTAATGAAACTATATCATCTATATTTCTTGTTATGCTATACGCTGGATGCAATGCTCTGACTCCGGGAATTTCTTGCTCAACATTCTGATAAATATAAAAAATGGCTGAAGAAAAATTAATTGGCATCACGTCATTCAAAGTAAGACTGTGTCCATTAACTGATAAAATAGTATACTGTGTGGCAAATCCGCTTTCAGCTATTCTAATAATAAAACCCGGTAAAATATTTTTTGTTGTAAAATTAAAACCAATAGAATTAACCACATTATATCCATCTATTGTTTGTAAATCTGCACCATTTAAAAATGAATGTAATAATGATACGGCAATATTTGGATATAAATCAATTTCAGTTAATACATTAAATGATGTTTTATTTACTGAAAATGAAGCATTCATTATAGATAACGGCATAGTGGAAGATAATGTTAATGTATTTCCGTTTACATTTAAAATAGAGTATCCTAATGTGGAAAACCCTATTTCTTCAATATAAATTATTCCACCGTTTACAATGCCATAAGCACTAAAATTTAGTGACGAAGTTACTATATTTGATCCAAGCGTTGTAACCAAATCAGTTGAGGAAACAATTGCTGAATTAATCACACCAATAATTTCTTCAGGATTGACTGTTCTATATTTTTCATGTAAATATGGTGCCACATTGCTTCCATATTTTATAATATTCGGCACCTCCTGCCCATCAATAAAAAGATGCAACTCATCTTTATTATTTTTTGTGTTTAAGGACCAAGAAGTTGCAACATGATGCTTTTGTCCATTTTTCCACGAAGATATATCAACATCCACCGTGGAATTCCTGCCATTTTTATCAAATACTCTAAAATTCAAATATCCGCTTTCATCTTTATATATGGAAAAACGATTATGATTTTTATCTTTTCCAAAATCAAAAATATAATGATTGTAATCTGCTACAAATGTTATACCTTGATTTATTTTATTACTACCAGATATACTGTACGACACAGTATCGGTACCACTAAAAATTCTATCAGTTAATGGTTGATTATTTAAAGTTGACTTAACATCATAAAAATTTCCATCACTTTTGATTGTTAATTGATAGTTTTTAACTCCGTAGCCATCCGCATATCCATCTAAAATATCTATATACCATCTATTGAATTTGGTACTCGGATCACTAGCATAGTAAATGAACACCCCGTCTTTACTTTCATTAGGAATACCTAATACGTCATCATTTTGATTTAATCTAAATGATCCATAACCATCAATAAATTTTGGATGATAGGCTCTGGGACCCACGAAAATATTTTGTGGTAATAATGCTTGTCCATTTTTTGTAATTGTAAAAATTAATTTGGATTGATTATCAATTCCGTCCCATGCTGGAATTACCCAGCATTCAAAGGATCCTTGCTCCAGTCTCAAATTAGAGATGGCCGGAAATTTAATTATTTGGCCTACGTTATTAAGGACAACTCCGTTATCATATTTTGCCGTGGTTAATTCAAACGAACCACTTGTAGTTACAGGCTGTGGATTTAGTAAGTTACTTCCAAGAGACCAACTTTGAAAAGCTGATTCTATTATTTGAGGAGGAGTATGAACAATAGTATTAACTAGTTCGCTCATGGCTGACACGGTTGGCCCACTAGGGAAAGTGTTCATAGCACCTATAAGAGCATCTCTATATCTTTCCCTTTCAAAAGAAACGTCTAAACTATTTAATATTGGTATATTTATCAATGTTCCAAAATTTTTAAGTAAAGCGTCTCTTAAAGCACCAACTCTATATGTAGCATAATATGTATCGCCTTCATTTAAAACCATCGATTTACTAAAATCTAATATATTATCCCCATATTCATAACTAATAACTATTTCATCTGCCAGATAAGTATAACTTATGTAATATCCGCCCTTATCATAATCTACAATAACTCTAGATACATTATTAATTGTGTATGAATAAGTTAGTTCAACAGCGTCATTAATTTGTGGTGCATTTATACCAGATAAAATCAATTTAAATGGATTCCCGGTTACAACAGAGCCAGAATTATCCCATAATTGGACATTATCCGAAAGCCTTTTAATTTGAATATTTAATGTAATATTAGGTGAAATATAAAAAAGCGGTGTATTAGCAAATATATAATAATTAATACCATCGAATTGAATAGAATGATATTCATTAAACGAGATTGATGATACGGTTATATTTTTACCATTAAACGTTGCCAGTTGAGAAAAATTTATTGGTATAATATTATTGGCTAAATCTTGATACTCATATATTCCTCTTATATATCCAATATAACTAGAAATTCCGGGCGTAAAAATTGTATTAATGAATGTTCCAATTTGATTATTATTTATAATATATGGATAATCAAAATTATTATTTAAAAATCCTTCATTAGCAATATCAAAAGAGGTTGGTAAAATACTTCCATCGGCAAAATTTTTATATTGAAATTGTTTTGTTTTCTTATTTAACACGTTTAACTGATAATAAATATCATCAACTGATATTATATGCGGAAATGATGGTGCTATATATCCTCGTTTATATGATACTGATCCTACAAGAAACGATTGTGTTTCTAACACATAACACCACACTATACCATTAGTATAATCAATTTGATAATCTCCAATATTTTGTAATTTGGATATGTTTTGATTTTCACTTAAAAAATTGTCAAAATATAATTCTTGTTTAAAAATATTCAAATTAGAAAATGTAACGCTTGAGTTAAAAAATGATCCTATCTCATCCTGAGATAAAGAAATTATATTATTATTTTTAAGATAAAATTTAAATATATTTCCGCCAGCAACCGTCATTACACCATTTACAGAAAGGGATTCATTTGAAATATTTTGAAATGACGCCCGCTCCCCGGTTATACTAACTATATTGGGGGCTTTAATATAACTAAAAAATATTTTATTATTTGTCCACCTTAACACATTATATACTTCACCGCTAGTTTGATTAAATATTCTAAATACATCTGTTACTGGAAAATTTAATGGCTGAATAGTATTAATTGCAGTTAATCTATTTTGTATAAATTCACTTAATACTTCAATATGAGTGGCAACCGTGTAATCTATACCCTGAGCTAATACTTGCTCATAATTAAATGTTATATTAGCAGAAGAACCGATTAAACTACCATTTGGCAATGCTATTAACTCAAAACTATCAGAATCATAAACATAATCTATTTCAGATTTAAAAATATATCTATAATAGTAAGTCGCTAATGGTGGATACGCTCCGGTCCCGGTTTTATTATTATCTTGGCCATAAACATATACATTGCCAGAAGTATAATCTACAGAATACTCTCCTATTTGTGCAGGTAAATAATCTAATCTAAACGGTATTTCATATAAAAATGCTGGATGTGGTATATTTGACTCTGGAAACTGATTGGGATCCGTAAAAATAACACTACCAATATTACCAATGGTATCCGTATTGGTAACTATTGGTGCATGAACTAATGTAAATGTATTTTCTAATGGTGGTAATACTTCGCGCCCAGAAAACAAAACGGTGTCAATAACTAGGGAAGATGGATCTAAATTTTTTCCAGTATCCATATACTGATACATTACTTCAACATATCCAATATTTTCAGTTGAAAAATTTAAATCATTTAGTATTTCTTTATTTATAATTATCTGATTATTAGAGAGCAAGTAATATGTGAAAGCATTATCGGGATCATATTTTGAATTTAATATTTGATATCCGTATTTAGATATATCATATATATATGGAGGTAAAGAAGAGTTATATACAAATGATATACTATTTACAATAATTATAAAATTTTTAGTAAAATTAATTGTAAAAGTATCTATATTAAAAAATCCAATTTTATCTGTGAAAGATACAGATAAATTTTCTGAATAATTCGCAGATTGCAATGATACTGGATATGCGGGAAACGAGGATAAAGAAGTTAATTGTTTAACTGGATCGGTAGTAGGATTTTTCCCCACCCTCAAAACCTCATAGGCGCTTTCTTCATTTAATCTGTCATATGGTCCAGATCCTCTCGTTTTTGATTCATCTGTTATCAACGTCGTTAGATAATTTTCATTTTTTGTCTGTCGTATATCATATAATGATTTAGATAATATTAAAGATAACCCTTGAATATAATTTGATATTACTGATGGACTATCTAAATTATATACATTATTTCTCAAAAAATTAATAAGATATTGTTGAACAGGATTACTTGAATCCAGTGGGCCTAATATTAATTGCCGATTTGTTACACCATCATTTAGAATAGTAGCATCACCATTTAAAGAATTAAATAATACTTCACTGGAAGATTGAAATATTATAAAATATGCACCTTGAGGAACTAACGGCTGAACAGTGATATTAAGCGTATCATCATTAACATCTACATTTACAACAGATGGATCTAAAACTCCTGGCGTTTGTGAATTTAAAACAATATTAGATGAGTTTATTTGCTCATTTAAATTTTCAGAAAATTTAGCACTAATAGTTGTACTATTAATTACTAACACATTTATGATTCTTAAATTAGCCACCTGTAATACTTTCTTGACCAATAGTTACCGTATTCGCTACCAAATATTGATCTGCTTGTGCGGTAATTGTTAATACTTGGCCAGGTTGGCCATCTATATTAAAATATAATATTCTAACGCGTTCAACACCGCTTACTGCCTGTGCGGACGAAATTAACTGTGAAGCATTCAACACATCTCCTAATGTATTTGTATTTATTGTGGATATAACCGCATTTTTAACATTTTGAATAACTATAGCAGAAGAATTTGTAGAGTTAGGGCTAACAACGATATTTAATGTTGCATCAATGAGTAATTGTTTAGCCTCCCTAACTAAAACGTCAGCGTTTATTGGTCTTGCTCCTTCAACAGTAAATGTAGTATTGGTTATTAAAGAATTATAATTGTACTGTATTAATATTCTTTCATTTTGTTTTGGTGCTAAATAATCATAATATGCGGTATATCGTGAGCCAGTAGCGGGTTGAGTAAAAAATGAAACTGTAAATCTTGTAGATTGAGATGTGTTAAATCCGCTGGATGCATATAGCTGATCTAAAAATGCAAATTTTTTGTTAGTATACAGCGTGCCATTCTTTGTAAAATATACATTTTCAAAATCATTATCTGTAGCATAATAAAAAGTAATTCGTAATTTATCTCCTATAACTGGCGCATTTGTTATATTATTTGTTGTTGATGGAAGAACGTACTCTGTATTTTGTAATGATGCATCAAGAATCATTTCATTAGCATATAATATATTATTACTTACCTTTGTATTCAACACATCATAGTTTGTTATGGTACTTAACACTTGATTTCCGGTTGTCGTGCTAACTTTTTCAACCTTAACCACTCTAATCATATAGATATTAGACGGTATTACCGATGTTGAACTCAAATTTAAAAATGTTTTAAATGCCTCAAGTGCGTTTTGCTTTAACCCATTATTTATAGATGTATAAACAACACTAGCTACCTGTGTAACTGTTGTGCCAGAAGCTGTTATTATACCAGAATTAGATATTTGATCTGATACTGTAATTGAAAGCTTAGTTGGTGATTGATGTAAATTTTTACTTGAAAAAATTACAACTTCGACGGCGTCACCTTGTGACGCTAAAATATTAGATGGTAAAATTAAAGTATTATTAGAATAATCTATTATACCAGCGGTTGTCCACAAATCCTTATTATCAGCAATTCTAATTATACTAATTTGATTTATGGATAAATTATCCATTACAAACTGTATTGTTATTAAGTTACTTGATATATTATATGATGATATACTATAATAGCCTGTATTATTTATATTTAATGTATTAATTAATTTAATTGATTTGCCCAATAAGTCATCTATGTTAGAAAAATTAAATGATACACTAGAAAAAGTGGCTACTGAAGAATTTGATGATACTGATTGTATATATCCATCAGATGCGGATGCCACGGATAATCCGGTTGTATTGTCAATAATATTAAAAGTAATGTTATTTTCAATAATAAAATTATGTATGGGCACATAAAAATTATTATTTGTAAAATCAAATAATAGATTTTGAGAACTTGTATTCATTATTACATTATTATATGTAAATGGTTGAAATCTTCTTATGTCATCGGCAAAATACATAACCAATACATTGTCACCAACAGCTGGTGAATTAAACCCGGAAAATATTAATTGGTATGCTGAACCGGTATTAACAATTGAACCTGGAAAATCATTATTCCATATTTCCTTATTAGAAACTAAATCTATTACTAACACAACTTGTGATTGTATCAAAGAAAAATCGGATGATGGTATACTTAATGTTATATAATTTTGATTACTGCCATTTATTTGAACTGTTTGATTTTCTCTTTTTAAGGTATTTGATTTTATGGTATTAGTTGATCCAGTATTCGTATTTAACAGATATCCATTGCCAGACCTACTGATCGGAAATCCCGTTATACCAACTGATAGTAAATCTGGTAATGCCGTTAAATACGTGACATCAAGATATACTGATTGAGTTGATATTGGGATATTTAAAACTGGTATGGTTATTTGATTAGAAGAGAAACTTCCAGTTGAATTAGTAGCGTTGAATGAATCCTGCTGATTATAAGTTATTGATATTAAACTCCCAAGTGTTGCTAATGTATCAGTTGGTAAAATTATAATTGTACTATATTTTATTTGTATTCCTACCACAATTCTATTATTAATTATAATTCCATCATTTTCAGCAGTATTATATACCTCTTGATCTGAATTAGTTAACTTAATACTTTCAATTGAATTAATTGCATTATCAATTGGGGATAAAATAACCTGTAACCGTAATGGAAAATTTGGGACGGTACTTGCGACCACCGTACCACTAGTAAAACTAAAATAATTTGCTGATACTACGGTAGATACTGGATGTTTCATGGTTCCAACAAAAAATGTACTTGTTGGGTTCATGGAAAATAATACTCGTTCATTTCTAACTACATTGGAAATACCCCAATCAACACTGTCAGTAACAGGCCGAGGATTATTATTTAAAAATTTACCATCATAATCACTATATGGATCATAACTGTCTATCCATGTGTAGTCAACTTGTAGAATATTACTAGACGCCGGTAATGTATTACCACTAATTTGAATTCTGCCCGTAGTATTCACACTGCCAGTACCATCTAAATTTTGATTAGTTATTATATAGGTTTCACCGGTATTAACATTGAACACACGCGTCACATTTGTAATTGGTGTATGAAGTAATTGAATTATTGAATTATCACTCGTTGATATGTTACTATTTTCGCTTAGTATAAATATATTTTGTTTGATTTGTGATATACTAATAACATCCGAATATGTTGTGGCATCTTGACCGTTAAATTTTGATTTAACCCTATCTTCTTGAAAAAGAGAAATTTTATTAGATACCCAATGAAATTTATCAAATCCCCAAGGACTTCCCCCATATACCCCTGTATCTTTTATTAACTCATAATTACCAGAAATCCTTCCCAAGCTGTCTATTGTTTTAGGGACGAAATTACTACCACTAAGAGAGCCGGTAACTTGCAAAATTGATTCTACTGGTTGTGCCGGTAAAACTCCATTAGCAATATCGTCAATTCTTTTTTGTGTAACAGTCTTATTTACGTCTGCTGGAATTTGTCCTAACACAATTATGTTTGCCGTATTAGTCGGATCATTATTATTACTCTGATCTATATATATATATGTATTTATAAATTGTGTCAAAATACTTCCAAGGATTACAATATCTACTTTGCCACCGGTACCTTCTGATATTATAGTATAACTACCGTCAGAATTTTTAACTACCTGAGTACCATCACGTGTCATTAACGGATTTCCCGGACCTATAACTACGGCATCAGATACTGCTGTATTGGACAAAACAAGATTTTTATATCCTAAGGCGGTTCCTATATTAGAACCACTAAATATAGCTAAAACTCTATTTCTAAAAGTTGCATCATTTTCCTGATCATTACCGCCAGTAAATGGGAATGTATTAGTGACATTTGAAACGCCTGCGATGGATGTTTGATTTAAAGAATATTGAGATACATTGCCTGCACTACCAGCAGTTGTAGCTTGAACTGAGACCTCTACCGCATATTGATCTGTTATATTCAAAAAACCAAGGGCGCTCTGATATTTTGTAGCAATTGATTTATAAAAATTAGCATTGGATGGATCTACGCTTATACCATTTAATACAACAAATGTTGAGCCACTAGTTGATGTTATTAGTGAATTAGCGTTAATTGCAATTACAGCCGGAATTGAATTAAATGTTAACAACGCTATACCAGATGATTTTGTTGCTATTTTTCTAGTAACGCCATAATTTTGAGCAAGTTTATCAAGATCACTTCCTGATACCAATCTTAATGATTGAAGGTTGGATATTTTACCTATCTCATCATATAATAATGCAAGCTGGGAGGCAGGAGCATCAACAATTAAATCTCTTGCAACAGTTCCAGGTTTAAGATCCAAGTTAGGCTGAGCCGTATTGAAAAAATCAATAAGGCTAAGAATGATCTCATTTGTGGATTTAATTGTTACCATATTATTTAACCTTACATATTAAGGAACCATAAAAGTTGCACTTACTTTACCAAATGACCTACTCAAAACATTTATTGTTGTTTGATATAGGCGTGGGTCAAAAGGACTTTGTGTTATCGATATATTTTGAATAAAAGCTATTTGCTCATCTGGTGAAACAGACTGCCCCGATGCCACCTGTAAATTTTGCAATTTTTTCAAATTCTCTATAGCATTTTGCAATTGCGTTTGTGCTACTGATAATAAAATATCATTTTGTAGAACGGATCCTATTAAAGATTTAGAAATTAGTGTTCCGTACCAGGGATTTAGAACGTTTCCGCCAGCCTCAGTTAAAGCTATTTTAAGCAAATCTTGAACCAATTTATCATTACCTTGTACGATAGCAAAATCAGAATTTGCAATAACTAAATCACCATTTAATACCTTCAAGTCAAAAGACATAGATACACCTATAAAATATGCCAAATTATTATTATTTTAGCCAAATAATACTCTATTGGGCGATAGATGCTGTTCCATTATTGACATTATCATAGTATTTTTGTATAAAAAGATATACATTTGATAGAGTTTTTTCAAATTCAGCCAGTGATGTTACTACATCAGGAATATCCGATTCCACTATATCATGTAAATTCATATCGAATCTATATGTATTTATTCTATCAATAGCCCTTTTATCAATTAAACCTAGCAAAGCTAGCGGATCCATAATCCATAACGTTGCCTGTATTGCTATTATATCTATAAGACCGAGCCCACTAAATTCGCCCATTATTATTTCAATATTTCTTAAGTAATTTATACCAGCATTACCTATTTGATCTCTTAAATCATTTAAGTTTTTTAAGTTATCATCAAAAGATTTATTAATATTTTTATTTACTGAAAATACAGTATCATCTAAATTAGAAAACACAAAATCACCTTGATCTGGCACGCCATCTAACCCAGTATCAAACTGAATATCATTTAAAATTTTCTTTTGATTTAATTGAATTATTTGATTTTCAATAAATTTATTATTTTTATCATTAGCAATCGGGGGATTAATTGTCCCACCATCCGTACCGCTTTCTATACCGTTATTTGGATCTGGTATTGGTTCAAAGTTTATTTTTTGCCTGGCTTTTTGTATATTATTAATTGAATCAATTAATTTATCTATTATAATTTGTATTATTTTAATATAATCACCAAAAATTTTTAGTTCCGAACTATATAATTGTCCAAGCGGATCCGCTACGGCCTTAACCAAATCCTGATCTGTTTGTGCCGGATTTGCTGTTATATCTTCAAATATAGCATTTATTACATCATTACCTTGATTTAGAGTAAGATTTTTATTATTATATCTGGTAGTAATAACTTTTTCTATGTAAGGTCGTTTTAAATTATCAGAAGAACCGGTTGTCGATCCAAATATTTTAGTTTGCGATTTGTCATTCAAAAATGGAGCACAAATCCTATTTACTATTGGCCTAACTGACATATCTATTCTCGGATCAACTATGAAGGGCTTAATTGGGTGCCTAGTGACTAGTATTGATGGAATGATGGTGAATATTTTATTAAGTTCTTGAACACGCTCGTCAATTGATTGATTCTTATTAGGATCATCAACTAATGGTTGAGTATTACCTAGCTGTTGAGCAAATGATCTTATAAAAAGAGATCCAAGTGTTATTTGCTGAGCTTGAGTACCACCAGATGAAAATATTTTCTTAAAATAAATTTGTACTTGTTGTTCTCTATATGCAAACTGAGACGTTAAAATTAAATTGTCAGATACACTTTTTGCTATTTTTTGATATGCATCTAATGAATCTTTATCAGTATTAAGATTTGGATCGTACCCAGGACTATAAAAATTATCACTATCTGCCACAACTGGAAACCCTATCATGCGATAGAATGCATGACACCTAGATTCCTGGTACTGCGGTGTATTCAGTTCTTGAGAGTTTGGAACTAAAGCATTAAAATGACTTCGCAGTGCATCTATTGGAACAATAAAATTATCATATAATGTATCGAAATCTATATTTAAAATATCTTGATCATTTTTATATTTGGACTGCGTATTATCTAGTGACGAATTATCATTGAAATAATTATTATTTGAGTTATCATTACTCATTTTTAACTCCCAATATCATCTGATCCGTCTCTTGCAATATCTCCATCATCTCTTCTTGGAGAACCACCATCTGAACCTGACCCATCAATACCTGTACCAACGCCAGATATAGATGGTGAATATACAAATGTATATGGTAATTCTTTTACTGATACAGATGGAGTTTGAGTTATGTCCGAAGGATTTGATAATATACTAATATAGTTATTATCAAAAGCAACTTTTATTGTTCCATTTCCAACAACATCACTTATTATCTGAGCAGTAAATAATTGATATCCATCATATGAAAATGAGCTAATTTTTCCAAGTGAAACGCTTGCTGAAATCTGAGACGCAATAGATATTGCAACGTCTGATGTTAAATTATTTGTCAAAGATTGCGATGAACTTTCATTAATTGAAACGAAAACTGTTATAGGTTGGGTAATAAATTGTATGCTTGTATCCAAGTAAAAAGAACTATTATACTGATCATATGATGCCGGAATCACTTGAGCAAGTGAGCTATTAGTTTGTTGCATTAGATCATTAAGTAATCCTAAAACGGTTGTTTGAAACTCATTAGTTGTTTCGATAGATACGCTTTGTCTATATAATGTTATAGCATTTATAATACTATCTTGTATACCACCAATATCTGGTAATGATATTCCTGATAATTTAGCTACATTACCATTAAATTGAGCCCCTATGGTGGCATTAATAAAATTTTTATTGAACGCTACTTCCGGTATACACCCAAGTGTTATAAGACTTTCACCAACTAGAACCTCATGGTTAATAGTAAATTTATACGATACATCCGAAAACAAATATCCATCATTTGGATATGTCGGACTAGAATGCGCCGGAATGGCACTGGGACTTTGATGTATAAATGTATTTAATGATATGGTTCTTCCTTGAGAATCAAGGATAGGAGAACCATCATCTTCTGTAATAACACCTCCTACTAAATTCAATGTGCCAGAAAACGGAGCAACTAAATTATTATTATACGATGTCACACCAATTGTAGGTGGACTTTGCACTATGGCATTGGCAACTCTCATATATCTCGGACCCTTTGGATCCGTTGGGTTAAAACTAAAATCCGCCGGAACGTAAAAAAACCTAAAACTGATAACATATGGGGTAGATGATGGAGATGTAGTTTCTATAAAATTAGTTCCTCCAGGAAAAAATATCTTATTTATTCCAGCTGGTAAATCGTATGCTTTAACTATATTGATAAATGATTTATTTTGAGAAAGGTTTGGATCATAAAACTGCCAGCTTTCTGATCTTATTGATGATATAATCGCTGGATAAAATTGAGGTAATGTTAGTCCTGAATCAATACCAACTTCATTATAATATAAAAATGTTCCCGTATTACTGGTTATATCGCTATTATTTTTAATGAAATCTGGACAATATTCTGGGCTACAGCAAGGGCTAGGATTTCCACCGCTTGAATCACAGGGCGGAATTTTAAATCCTAAACTCAATATAGCTTTTATAATTTGTAATATGGTTGTTAGAACACCGAAAACAACAAACAAATTTTGCAATGAGCACAATAAATCACCAATTTTTTGAACAATTCCTATTATACTGTCATTATCTAATCTTGCTACGGCTTTTCCTAATATATTTAGGTTATCAAGAATAACCTCAATTATACCTATTATTCGTGTTATTAAATATTCTACCAAAGCTAATATTAATAACAACAGTGATATTAACATGATAGGTATTGCGAATGCCGGAAAAATTGAAAGAAACTCAGGTATACAATTACGAAATAAATTGCTAATTGCAGAACCAAGTGTAAACGGATTTAATAATGAACACAAAACCTCTATAATACATAATATTAAATTTAATACTGGAAGAAAAAATTTATATAACATTAGGAATGGACTAAATTTTTCCAAAAGACTATTGACTGCCCCATACACATCAATAATAACATTAGGTTCCATTTTTGGTTTTAATATTCCAGGAGGAAGTATGAAGCTAATTTTATTAAATATCGACGTTAAGTCTTCTAACGGAGAAGGCGCGAACGGAATATTATAATTAGGTAACGTGACGGCAAAACCGCTACTACCGGGAAAACTACCTTCCGATGGTGCTACTACATTACTTTCTGGGAGTGGTGTACAAGGCATTATGTTCTTCTTTATTATATATCACAATAATATTGTTATTAAATTATCTTATAGGTCCTGCGCCAGGATCTTTTATTACCTTTCGCCCGTTCAAAATTAAATTTTCACTATCAAATTCAATTGAGGCCGAGCTCCTAAATAACATTTTTCTAGCGTAATATGTTATGCTTCCAGGTGTAGTTACAGTCATTCCATCATCATCGATTCTTAAAATTGTCATCTCTTTTTGAGAATTAAATACCCGTATATCTACTACGCCGGCTATCCAACCAGTATTTGAATTTTTAAATCTTTCTGTTTCTGCTGGTACCGTATTTCCGCCAACTTGAATAATTACCTCTCCGTCCATATTTGCCACTAAACTAATATTCCTCAAATCTCTACCAATATTAGCAATCATTCCACCTTGAGTATCAAGCCATAAGGACTGCCGATCAATTGTGTTAGCACCAATATTAATTTCAATAGAACCATCAAAATTTAAACTACCGCTTCTCCCGCCTGCGTTTGCGTTTGCCCCAATCGTAATTACTTTAGGGCTAACTATTTCAGATATCGGTATAACTCCGCCAGAAGCTAACGTAGTCGTAGTAACATATTCAACTGGCGTGTAAAACGTGTTAGATTGTAATGTACTACAAGTTTGTCCTATATTATGATATACTGTACCGTGTTTTATATATGTTGGGCTATTTTTATCTGAAAATCTATCAATAGGCCCAAAAGAATTACCAAAATCGTCAGTTAGTGACACACTGGATTCATTTATAAATGATTCTGCTAAAATATCTTTATACAAATTATTAAAAACTATATCATTAGTATTATTTGATTTAGAATTAGGAGATATAGTTGAATAATTTTCATATCTAGTATTTAATGGAATATTACCCGTTTCACTTGAAGCAGGAACGTTTAATTTAAACTGACCCTCTTTATCTACATCAAAAAAGAATCTGCTTCTGGCACGCGCGTAATTATCTTTATTATTTACGTTTGGGGGCCCGGAGCCTTTAGTTTCTTTACGGCTATTTATTTCAAAGTGAAACGCTAAACTTTTCCTTTCTTGTCGTTTTATTTGCTCATAAGCATTTTTAAACGTATCCTGCTCATTAGCAGTAGATTTTATTTTAAATGATGATAAATTATCCTTGCCTAATGGTATAATATCTCTATTTAGATCTATTACATTACCGTATATATCTACTACGGTCCCTTTTATTGATTCCATCAAATAATTAGGTGAGGTTAGGCTTAAACTTAATGCATCAGCTCTGCCGGCCCTTCTGTCAGTGATAGTAAAATTATTTGGAAAAACTCCTGTCTTATAAAATTCAAGTTCTATATCATTACTATATACATTAGCGGATTCTTCATATTCATAGATAGTTTCTCTTTTTTCTATTCTAGCTGGATTACGTACTGCTGTACCAGAATTGAATATTTTGGCATTAGCTATTGGATCCATACCAATAGTTATCAATGTATCATCATATGCTGGATCGTATTCTCTTAAAAATGATGGGTAATTATCTGCTGGCCGTTTATCTCTTAAAATTATACCGTTTATCTCCCTGGATCCCTGACCAAGATAATATGATTGATCAAATGTATTTATATAAATTTTTCTGGTTGTATCAAATACAGCTGAGTTTTTTGGTTCACCTATGATAATAGAATCATCATCAAGTATGATGCCTCCATCAGTATTAGCCTGTATTACAATTTCACCTTTTACTAAATCAGGTATATTAATTTGTGTTGCAGATTTTGTTAATTTTGCTACCGGGTCTCTTGATGCAAACGCAACAATTACATAACTACTGGTTCCTTCTACCTGGGTAACATATACAGGAGTTCCTTCTGCTGGATACCCGCCAATAAATCCACCACCAGACGAAAGATATGAAATGGGCAATTGTGCTAATACTTGATTGGCACCATCATTTCCTAATGGTGAATCAGGTCTAAATGTAACATAGACAGACATCGTACTAGCATCTACTTTTGTAATTGTGGCTAATCTTGCAAATCCAGATGGTTTAAATATTGGTCCTTGTGACATTATGTACCATCCGATGGATTATTAAATATGATCCAACAGTCCACTATATAATTATATAATGCGGTATCAACATCTGTTTGTGATTGCGTTGAAGAACCAGATGAACTTTGAGATGATTTACTAGCTATATCTCTGGCATAATAAAATGCTTCCCTTGAAGGATACCTAAATTCACCTATACTGGTAGGACTTGAATTTACTATTTTTGATATTATTTGTGATTTATATGCTGATAATTTTTGTGAATTAGTCTGCAAGCTAGCGTCTGGCTGAGCATTAGTTGTCAAATCTGTGGCCCCAACTAAATAATCTATTATTTCATTTTGAATTTTAACTGTATAACTATTTGGTGAAGTAAAACCATTTTTAGCATCATTATAATATACTCTTATTTCCAATATTGAGCCATCAATACTTAAAGTTGATCCGCCGTAATCCAAAAGTCTTTGAAGCGCCAACCTGTTTGATGAACCATATACGGTATCAGCAATGTCCGTATCTAATCCATCAAACCCATTTGTTGAATTACTGGTCGTTGTATTACCAACTATTGTGGCCACGTGTTCCTGATTAAAAACATTGCCTTGTCGTTTATGGGCCATATTAACTATATTTTTATTATTTTTATAGAACATTTTTCCTATTACATCAAGAAATGTAGGTATGTATTCACCCATATTATGGCCATGAGTGAGATTCAAATCGGTTTTAAATCCTGAACCATAATTAAAACTGTGAGTGACACTGTGAACATAAAATAATAAATCAACATCTTCTACATATACCACTTCGCCTGGCTGTTGGTATTCATTACCAACTATCGTGCAACTTGCTGTTAGTATTTGTTTTCTAGCTTGATTAAGTACAGATACAGCATACGGAGCACATTGAACTTCTGGATTTGTTAAGTATGGAACATCAAGTGATTGCGGTATTAATACACCATACATTCGCCATAAATCATAATCTATTGCTGCTACGGTATTTAATACATTTCCAGTTTCAAAAACTTTCAAATCTTGTGGCAAACTCTGAGTTTGATTTAATAACAACGCACCTTCTCCGCCAAATCTTCCAGTTACCTCCACATAAGTATATGGCGGTCTATCTTCTGTAATTGAATAGCTTAATATATCATTATTTTTTATAACATATCTATTGCCGGATCCTGGGCCTAAATCATCATATGATTCATCCTCAATCATATACTCAAAAGTTTTAGGAATATTTTTACTTCTACTGAGCGCTGGATGCAATAAATCATTGCCAAGAGACTGGTTACCTGGGCCACCAGAACCACTAGTTAATGTAATTCCTTCTTGTAAACTATTTAATGCTTTTACTGCTGTAATTATAGCAGTTTGTCGTTGAGAAAGCCTGCTTGATATGCCACTAGAAATTTGTAATACATCAGTACTTGATACAGTAGATGGCTGTTTTACACCAGTAGAAAATAATTGAGTCAAATCAAATGACATGCTTGATTTATTTTGTAACCTTGCTGTTATCACGTCTTTCCTTGATTGAGCTGAGGCATCACTCAATATTTGAGATACAGATTTAAATTGAGTTGATGAGTTTGAATTATTTGAAGGAATAACAGACTGAATAAACGACGCTCTAGAAATTATATTAAATAAATTTAAGTTAGTTTGTGGTTGTAGCGTACTTAAATTAGTATTGATTTGAGCGTTCATTATATCTGGTTTTGCCAGAACGTTCAATGCTATTGTACTAGTTATTTTGCCTGTTTGTTCATCTGATACAAATCTGAATCCACCAGCGCCAGAGCTTAGCCTATTGATACCAGCCAATGATCCCTGATCAAAATTATTAATAAAATATTCACAATCAAAATCATTAGTATATCCCAATGAAAGACAATATAATCTAATTTCATCTTCAAGAGTTTCTATTTCTTGGTAAGCACCATCTAACTGATTTAGGGATAAGTCTTCTAGAAATTGTGGGAATATCTGAATACCTAAATCATTTTTTAATCTAAGCATTTTATAAAAAACGGAACTTGGAACTCTATTATATCTTGGGCTTCTTGTCTCTATATGTCCTTGTGTATTTACAAATAATTCAAGCCCATTTATTACATTTTTTATACCTTCTATTTTTGTTGCAACAGTCGTGTAATCACTTTTAAATGTATCAGGACTAACAAACTCTTGTTCAAATGCCTGAAGATCATAATCTTTGTCATAAGTATCGTCTACTATAAAAAAATTAACATCCTCATTAGCTCTAACTTTCCACGCTAATCGCCTAGTAAGAAATAAAAGTTTGCGTCTAAGCTCTCTTCTGGATCTATCATCTAATCTTGTTTTAGATCCGGAATTAAGATTTGAATTATCATAATCAAAAGATATATCATTTCCAAGTAATTTAACTGGCGGATTACCAACTTGATTAAGTGTAGAATTAATATTATTAATTTTATCTTGTATTAGTGTATCTAGTTGTTGTAAATTTTTTTGTATTAATGCAGAATTATCATTACCCTTTGTTGCTATATCTTGTGCACTAGTTATACCAAATATAGAAAGCTTGTCGGCAAAATCCGCTCTTTGTTGTAAAAGCCCCTGTAATTCAGAGTCATATGAGTTGATATTTAGTTGATTATTTAACACCTTTGAAAAAGTTGATTCATCTACCGTTAGTTGTTTAAATGGTATGAAGTTTCCATAAATAGCATTTCTATATTTTAACTGTTGAGTTAATCCTCTTAAAAATGAACCAGTCGGACCCTGATTTGATCCAGAATCTCTTTTGAACCCGGTATCAAAATTAAGAGCAGCTTTATAAAAAGTAGTAAAATTATATGGTTCACCTGAAATCAACAATGAAAGAACATTCATTATATCCTGTCCAGCAAACGGATTACTAGTCAGGGCCGGAGCGTAACTTCCAGGAGGACTTGGCTGATATGAATCACCATATAATGTAAGTGTAGTAATCCCTTCTTTCCACCTATATACCATTCCATCAGGATCATAAAATACACGACGCACGGAATTATTTTTTAATCTATCAGCATCTTGTTGTAAAAAGTTTTTTTCTGTTGTAATGGTGCCAGCATATAATCCATTTTTATCTTTTATAAACGCAGATTCAAATAAATTTTTATTTTCATCCAAAAGTTCTAACTGATCATCTTGAACACCTGTAACCGTATCAATTTCTAATTTAAATGGAGTCAGTGGGTCATATAATGAACCATTCCATACTTCTACTGAGGGTTTAAAATTAACCACACCGTATTTAAAATAACTGCTATTATCAGAACCACTTACTGAAACTAAATATTTTCTATCACTATATTGCGATGTTGCTTTATCTACTACACCAGCAAATATATGAGTGCCATCCTTATCAGAAATTATTTGACTTCGCATTATTTGCCATAACCAATTTGGAAAATCATTACCAACAAAAACTGATTTTTCTAATGAATAATTTTCATTTACTGCAAACGTATCTTTTATATCATTTGTTAAATTATTTAATCCTTGTAAAAACCCTAATCCGGAAAATGAACTTTGCAATCCACCTAGAACCTTATTATCTATTTTCTTTTTTGAATTTATATATATGTGAACGCTATCCATTGGTTGGATTACAAGCTTACCGGCATAATGCAATCTCATTTTTTTTCTTATAAGATTTAAATTTTTAGTTTGATCTTGATTATCAGCTATTGCATTACGCCTTGTATTCGTAACTAATGATATTTGTGAGTATAATGAACTAACTATATTATTAAATATAACCACCTCATTACTGCTTAATCCATCATTACCTAATGCATCACTTCCTTCTAAGGCGGAAGGATCTATGTTGTTTGATCCGGCTAAATTACCAATGGAACTAGCGTCAAAATTAATTTCAAATCCTATATTGTCTATAATTGCGCGGACTCGTTTTCCAAGATATGTATCAGGGCTAACTAAAAAATTAATTGGATTGGCACCTCGAACTTCCCTATTAAGATTTAATTGTTGTTTTTGTAATGAAATTGTTTGATCTAATGACGTAATACCAAATTGTAAAAATGAATTAGAATAAAATCTATTTGTTGCATCATTTATAGCTTGCTCTATATCAAGATTAGTTATTCTCATAATTTTATATGGATCACTGAAATTTAATGTGAAATTGCCCTGTGCGAAATCTAATGTTGTAGTGGTTGTAAACGATGTTACATTGTTAAATTCTATTACACCGGTACCTTGACTAAAACTAGAACGAAAAGTATCCGGTATACCGGCAATCCAAGTTGTATATGGATTATCTTGTGATAATGCATAAATTTGTTTTACTCGATCTACTATATTTGAAAACTTTGATAGTGTACCATTTATCGAATCTTGCAAGCTATCAGCTCCATAAGCACCAAGAGTTGTCCCCGGTAATTGTGATATATTATCTGTAAGAGAAAATATAATCGGTAAAAGATGGTAATCTACCCTACCAAGATCTGATGATATCTGTGATATTTTACATAATTTTTCATATGATGAAATTTGAGTGCATTTATTTTGAAATAGAACTTTTGTTGTTTTATAGAATAATTTTTCGTGAGCGTCCATTAAATCAGGACGGAAGTTTTCGGCAAGCGAGGCGAACATACGTTTTTTTACAAGAACCGTGGCACTAGGATCTTGTAGAGATATGTTAAGTTGTTTTGGAGCATAATTATTATAATCTATACGCTGAGCACCCTCTTCAGTGTAACTTCTGTCAGCAGTTTGATCAAATTTATTTGCAAAATCACCAAGATGACCATATTGATTAGTATGACCGTCTTGAGCAATTTCAAGTGATTTTAATTTTGAATCACCTGTACTGAACTGCTGATTGAGGATATCACCTAAGTTACTCAAAAAATCATTAGGATTGGCCACTATTATTCCTTCTTACAATATATATCATTAATTATTTAGATGTAGTATTAAAATTATTTGCGTTCTGTACATCACTAAAACTAAGTGGTATAACATTAGTGTTTGATGGGCCGTAATTAGCGGAACGTTGAAACGCGAAGTTATTTGTACGATAACCACGTCTTTGTGTAACAGTAAATTTAATATCGTATGTAAATAATCCCATCTTATCAACACTTTCATTAAAACTAAATGAATTGAAATATCCTCTGAACACCCAACCTGAATAATAAAATTCTATACCTAATGCCATTGACGCTAACGATGGTACGTTTTGTGGTAATATATTTTGACTCGCTGGGTCTAACCCCAATACTCCTAACGTACCGCTTGCTAATGAGCTAGCGAATCCACCAAGATTTCCTAATGCTGAATCGACTAAATCATTTAGTCCTGTTATTGAGTTATCTGAAGCCATTGTTAATGCAATTGGGTCAAAAAGATACTGTTCTGCTCTATATATCTCATATAAAACATTTAGTCCCTCAACACCTGAACTACCAGTATGCCCATTTAGTGTTATTGTCATTAATTCCTCACCCCAATACTGTATATTATATCCTCCCTTTGTTCTATCTGTATTGATAATTTTTGCGGTAGAATACTGTATAGATTGAGGATTAATGTACATATTAATAACGCCAACATCTGGAACGAACCAATGTCCTATATTCCTTCTTGGGACCGCTATTTGTAATGGCAATATTTTACTTGATGGTAATCCATTCCCATCAGCACCTGGTATTGGAGGCGTAATAAATCCATCTTGCTGAAAAGATGAATATTGAGTCTGCCCTGTTATGGCTTTATTTAACGAATTACTATTAGTAAGCGCATTTAACGTATTACTTGTTTGATCATTTAATAATGCCATACATATATGCTATTTTAGTATCCAGGATCTGATCTTCCATTATTTGCGCCGGAGGCGGCGCCATTGAAATTATTTACGCTTACACTAGCTGGTGCTGACTTAACATTTACACCAAATCCTGGCGGTGCCGTTATCTCTAATGCTATTTTTTGAGGTGGAAGCTGTTTTACCTCTGCTTGCGTTTTTAACGCTTCTCTATTAGTTGTAATAACGGCTGAAGTTCTATGCTGAGGTGATGATGCTGAGTGAACCGCATTAGTGTAAATGCCTTGACGTCGGTCACTAGATTCTTGCATCATTTTCTTTCTCTGTGCCATCATTTCTGGGTTAACATTGGCTTCTGCAATAGTTGGCATTCTTTGTGATTGTGGATTATATTTTGCAGAAATTGTTGTTTCACCAGAAATCTTGAGTACATTTTGTAACGATCTATCCGATTTTGACATTGATTGTCGTGGTTGAGCAATGGTATTATCCATTACCTTTTCTTCTGCACTCATTGGAACTTGTCCCAGTAGCCCCTTGAAATCATTTGCTACATTACCAGCGTCCTTAGCAACATCTTTGCCGGCTTGTACTAATCCATCAATGATCCCGTTAGTACTTTCAAGCATATTAACTGCATATTGTCTCTCACTAATAGCTTCTTCTTTTTTATAATCTTCAGCTGTTCTAGCAGTTGCGCTTCTTTTAACTGATTCATCGCCCGATATTCCGCTTCTTTTCATTGAATCCAATAAATCATTTCTATTATTGCCGGTAGTACCAAACTCTCGTTTCATCATAATACCAGCAGTAATTATACCAGCTACTGCCATACGTTCTGTTTGAAGAGCTATTTTCTTTAATTCGGTATTATTTCTTTCATCAATAGCTTTGCCCTTAGAAAATACATCTCCAATTGCCTCTTGTCCTACTTTTAGTGTTTTAGATATGGTACCGAAATCTTTTTTACCCATCGCTTCTAATAATTTAGTTGCTTGATCGTCACTAACATCTTTACCTATTCCAAACGCACCGCTTTGTAATAATGAACGTTGTCTCATAAATTGAGATGCTGTTGCACCACCCTGCGTTGCAGCTTCTTCTCTTGTGACTATTCTGCCGTTAAATTGTTGTCGCATAGCTTTTTCTGCCATTTGTACAACCTGGTCTAATTTGCCGTGAGCCAATAGTTCTTCAATTTTAAATGCACCTTGTAATCCGCCTGGCCCACCAGAACGTAATGATAAAAATGCTTTAGTTCCCATTGTCATTTTGCTCATTGAGCCGGCCATTTGATCAACAATTTCCATTGAAGATTGAGCCGTTAATCCAGTTTGTCGAAGAGCATCCGTATATCTTGTTAAAAACTTTGCACCATCATCGGATTCATTACCAATAAATTTAAATTTTTCAGCAATATTTTCCATATGCGGTTGTAATTGTTGAAAATTTATTCCAAGCGTATTTGCAACACTTGATATATCCGCCAAAAACTCAGCACCCTTTTGAGCTTGATCTGTAACTCTACCGGTTGCTTGCCCAAGTTTATCATATGATTCACCTAATATTTTAATTATTGTGGTTGATGATTGTCCTGTACCGCTCATTAGTTGCATTGTAGAATGTAATGTTTTTAATTGATCTGATGCATTACCACCAGAGCTAACTGTTTGATCTAAATATTTTGGTAATTTTGATAACTCATTTGCCATAGCCATTGTATTTTGTTTATTTTGACCTGTGGCACCTGCCACATCCAATATTTGATTTGTATAATTTTTTGTTTTAGCAGAAAGATCAATTAATGTTTTACCAGATTCATCAAATAAATCATTCATATTGCCGGCGGAAGCTTGTAATGAAATATAAGTATTATCTAATTTTTCTGCTTGCTGTGCATTATTTATAAATGCATCGCTAACCTTTCCAAATTTTCCCACTATTGTTTTAGTATCTATATGTAAAAAATTAGCTAATATTTCAGTAAGTGATTCAATATTTCCGCTTACAGTATTAATGCTTGCCCCGCCGACATCCATTCCCTCAAACATTTTCCCCCAACCAATAAATGCAGAAGCTTTATCTAAATCAACCAACAATCGATCGACCGAATCCGTAACACCATCTATCGCACCAACACCGACCACTCCAACATTTTCAAAATCATTACCAAGAACCTTAATGGAATCCATACTATTTCGTATAACGCTTCCCATATCTCCAATACGACTTATTGCGTCTTTTATTGCTTTGACAGCAGTATCAGAACCAAAAGATTTTATAAAACTTTCTCCTACTTCCTTAAGCATTTTATTTGTTTCGCCCAATAACAAATGCAATACATTAAAATTAGACGTTGTATTATCCGCAAATGCTTGCGCATCTGTTATTGCTTTATCTGCTGGTACTACTGGATCATTTGCCATTTAAAATTATTCCTCTATTTTACGCTTCCTCTTTCGTTTTCTTGCTTTCTGCTTTTCTTTTTCAGCCTGCTCGTCTGCTTCCAAAATTAGCCTTGATGTTTGTTCAAATTCCTCATCACTTGAGGCGGATTTTGAAACTCCATGTCCAAGAATTTTTTGAACTAACTCTGGATTAGTAAATGATCCTATGAGCATTGCTTGATTTTCGAGCATTTTGTTTTCATCTCCAAAATCTTCTATCCAATTATAGAACATCCACGCTTTCATAACTGGATCCATATTTTCTATTATAGGATCATCTGGGAAACAGCCACGCATTTTGCATAAGAACCAGAGAAATCTATGGTCTGATTCCCTTACTATTTTTTTAAATCTTCTACCACCTCCTCAGTTGCCTTTTGAGTCGTCATTCCATATTTTGTATTTGCTTCTTTTTTCATATCAGCAAATTCATCCCATAACCTTGAAACCGCAACTTCTTCGAGATTATCCATTAGTTCTAATTTTACTGAAATATCATAGCTTCCAAGAACCTCGTTAATGTCTTCACCGTCAATTTTATATATTGCACGAATTAATTGTTGTTTTCTTAATTCAAGAGACACATCATAATCGTTTTTACCAACAGACAATGCATCCATTGTAGCATCACGAACTTCTTGTGATTTTAATGTTCGTAATGAAAATATCGAATCGCCTATTTTTACATCACGAGTCAGGCGACCTATATTAGCTAATAATTCAATTCTTCGCTTTCCATGATCTGTAATTCTTGCACCGTGTTTTAATATTTCGGCTTTTTCTTGACGAGCAACCTTTATCCTCGCGTCAACTTCTGCTTGTGATAATTGTTGTGGTTGTTGAGAAACTTGCCTAGTATCTTCTGGTAAATCTTCTGGGAGCCCTACATTGAACTCACGCATTTGTGATTTTGGTTGTTGTACAGTTGTTGTTTTACGAAAATTTGGTTGATTGAAATCTGGCATGACGACTTTCTCCTGTTAATATATGATTTTATTAGAATGTGGGAATTAAAAATACAAATCCCGCAATATTGTTATATATCGCGGGAATATGTTATTTATAGTTTTATTTAAACGTTTGAAAAGAAATCTGTAATTAATCCAGGCGCATCCATGCTACCAAGACGTTTACCCATATCAGCCTGTCGTTCGATTGAATTTATTTGCATTATATTTGAGCCAAGTAACCCACCAGTTGCGGCGTTACCACCGTTAAGATTTGAATAAATCTCTTCGGCCATGAATTGAGCCGTTTCTGTAATCAACCAATTAGATGCCTGCATTGTCATCGCCAAGTTATTAAACCATACGTTCTTTAATGTTGTAACTATTGCGTTACTACCATCACCATTTGCAATGTCATATATATCAATATCAAACGGAATACGTTGTGAATGTAAATGTAAATATCCGCGACCGAATGCTTCGGTTAAACGAGCGCGCGAAAATCTAAGTCTTTGACAAGATCCGGTAACGTCAGTACTTTTAGTTGGAGCAGAATCTATGTGACCGTCTGTTCCAACTTCATCAACCATCGTTATATTTCGAGATTCTGTATATTGTATTTCTTGAATAGCTCCAATGGCAATCGCATTAACACGAATGACGATATTGGTTGATAGCTGAACAAATGTAGCATCATGTCCGCCTGGCCTTTGAGCGTCTGAAATTTGAGTTATAGATCCTGTATTGGGTGCAAGACTGGGCATTAGTTATCTCCTACTTGTATATTATATTATGCGATTATACCTACATCAATTGTAACATAAATCCAATTTATTGGATAAGTTGGTTGTACCTTCACTGTTATATTCCACTGACGAGGCTCGATTGGGTCACGAACAACAGTTGGTTGTGTGAAATCAGTAATAAGCCCTTGTCCCTGAAATCCTCGTAACAACGCAATCGCTCTTGTTAACAATGTTGCTTGTGTATCGGGCTGTTCCGCAGTTCCAATAAATCCATCCATTCCGGCTCGTAATGATTTAGCGATACGATCTCTAATGAATACAATTGATATTTCTTCTTCCTCTGGAAAACCACTTTGTGTGGTTGTCTGCCCCCATACAATTTGACCACCGCCGGCAATTGGTTGAACTACCGCTATGCCAGCAGCCGACAAATTCTGTAGTACAGTTGTACTGAACATTCTATTGCGTAGAATTGTGAATCCACTTAGATTTTTATGCGTAAGTGGCTCTTGTATACTTGCAGAACCAGACGTGTACCCAGCTGCTGCTGCGGCAAGATAGAATCCATCAATTATTTGATTATTACCACCTATTTGAACAACGATTTGATCTGGATAAAAATATACACAACGGAATGTGTTTCCATATGCCGCTGGCACTGAATAATTGGCTAAATCCTCAGTATTACCACTTAATACATCAGATACTGTTGCGCCCTGAATACCCTCTAGTACTCCAATATTCTCAACGGCCGCTGGCTTTGCACCGGTCACATTATCTGGTGTCAACCCATTTATTGCCCCGATATACAATACGCGTTCTTTTCTATTCGCTATATTGCTCATTGTAATACAATGATTCAATGCATTCTCAAAAATAACTGATATTGTTTGCTTGGGCAAAGGGACTAATATATCTAATTCTTGCGCTTCTAGTGTCATTAACGCTGTTTCCCAACCTGCATCAAAAAATGTTGCATCACGGACATCAACTATCGTTACTCGTAAAGAATAGTTATTAGGAACTATGTTATGATTAAGAACTAAATAATCACTTGTTTGTGATGGATCGATTACTTCATATTTTAGACTATGCTCACTAACGAAGGATTTAGCAATTGTTAGAGTATTTGAACCAGAGTTATATGAAGTAATATCAAATAATCCAACATTTGACGGATCAACTGATGACGTTATTTGTAACTTATATCCATTATTCAAAACATTGAATGGTGCAAAATTAATTGATACGCTACTTAACGTTCCAGTTGCGGTATTTGGTATTGCAATTAGTGCTCCGTCCGTACCAGAACTCAGCGGAATCACTGTTCCAAATACTGAATCAACTAAATCAAATGATACATCTGCTTGATTAATAAAATCTGCAAATGGTGGGACTGACTCAGCTCGTACTTGGAGCTTACCACCAACAACCCCTACTATTGCAAATACCCCAACGTTTGCACCATTAACCGCATCAATAATTGATAACTCTTTTCCAACATATGTTGAATCGAATGTTATTGATGAGCCAAATAATGCATTTATTTGTGTTAGTAAATCTCTGTTTAGATATCCATCTTGACCAAAATTTACTGTTGCGTTTGTTTGCGTTACTGAATATGAGTACGAGTTTCCTGCTGGAGGAAGCGCGTTGTCAAATACAAACTGTGATTCCGTTGGATTACCAACAGTTCCTAATGTAAAAAATGGAAATTTATTTGCTAACAGCTGTTTTTCAACACCTGTGGCTGGATTAGTTACAAATATATCTATATTTGAATTTGAATCTGGAGATACGCCTAACGGAAAAGGTATAATGAAATCATTAACATTCGTTGATGTTGCCGAAAAACTTGTTTCGAGAACATATGATGTACGTCTTGGAAGTGACGGCGCCGATTGAAGACACATAATTCCAGGAGGAGAATTGGCAAAAGCTAATTGGCAACCAAGAGATAGTGTATTATTTAAACTTGGTAATCCGTGTTTTTTATTTATATCTTGCACCGATGAGAAAAATGTTGGATCATTTAAATCACCAACAGCAATATAAGTGGCAGTCAAGCTGTCATTTTTACTTAGAACACCACTACTAACCTGCATAGTAAAATAATCACCTGGTCTAAATGGCGATATAGTTGTTGGTCCGTTCATGGTTTCTGAAATAGAAAACATGAGAATACTATTTGACACAATTTGGTTATTCGCAACCCATATAGTTGGATTACCATTTGCGTCTAAAACATTACCGGATACGGAACCAAAAGCTACGAATTGTGCCGTACCAGGAATTGGTTGATTTAAATTATTTCGTTGTACAGAAACACATTTAACTGTCCAAGTTTCATTTGGAGCATTTACGTCTACTAGAGAAAGATTTTGAACTGTGCCAACCCCGACATTAGTCCCACCATTAAGATAAAATGTTCCACCCTGGTCAACTAAATGCGCTCGTTGGAGTTCAATATGACCATTTGAAATATCAATCCTATAATCATAGGACGATGAAAATGGATTTTGATCTATATCTTCCTCTAACCCTTGAAGGAGAGCGCCGTTTCTAAAAAGCTGTGTCCTATTTGATATAATAGGTGAGAATTGTAAAAGAAAATGCCTACCATCTGCGCCAGTTGCCGACGTATAATAACCGTCTAACCCGTCATTTCCATTACCAACAGCGGATGGAACAATTATTTCGGTGCGCGCTCCTTCACCAATTATGCAGGAGATTCTGACGCCACCTGGTACAGATGCGCCGTTACTTTGAGTTACGACGTTTGTAAATACGCCTGGAAGAGCATTATTTGACCCTGGTATGTTTGCCATAGAAGATTCCTTATTATCTAGATCCTGCTAAATTAAATGTATTGTTATTGCTATTACTCATATGTTAGTATTCTTTTTTATGCCGTGATCTCATAGCCATTTATTATATATTCGCCATAATATCTGTTATATTTTCTGATATATTTATTGTTAAATTAGGAGCAATTGTTCCTGGTGGAGGATCCATTCTGCCAAAATCTACACTTAAATTAATTATATCAATTACATTACTAATAGGAATATGTCGATGCCAATCCGATCTTATTTGCAATGTTACAGTTTGAACAAATAAATGATCATTTCGATCATCACGTTCCGTTGGAGCACCGGCAGAAACACCTTTAACTATTAGTCCTGATTTTTGTAAATCATTAAACGCAATATCAACAAATAATAATGACACTAAATCTACAAGGTCATCCCTTGCCCTAAGATCTCTTGCCATAATATCTATGTTTATGGAACCTTCCCAAGCACCAGCAAATAAAAAAAACTCGGGAACAGGAAATGTTTTTACGTTTCCATAACCATCCTGAAATACAAGATTACCATATTTAACAACACCGGTCTCTCTATTCATCGAAATTGGAACGGATGTTGAGCCACCGTGCCTAACAATAATTGCCGGATAATATATTACGTCAAAACGGAATGATTCACCAATGAAAACCCTCGTCGTAATATTATCAGTGTATCCAACATCTTGTGGTAAATTAGTGTGATCAGGAGTTTGCGGATATCCCCACAAATCATGAGCATAGCGATAGTATGAATCGCGTGAAAAAAAATCGCGAAGCGTAGCAATAACGAGTTCTTTTGGATACAAAATCATTGCATTCTGCACGACATTATGTATACCGTTTAAATCTGAACGATAGAAATTATTAGTGGTCATATATTAATATCCATCTCGCATATTATTAATCATATTTGTTAAATCTAATAAATTATATCCATCCTGTGATGAATTAATTATATTAATCAATTCTAATATACTAATAGTCTTTTCTATATATTTATTTCCATTACAAGTTTTACATATTATCAATATTTTATTTTGACCAACATGTTTATAAGATCCTGGTAACCCATTACAAATATCACATAAATATTTTATCGTTATCATCCAGTTTTTCATTTTATATCCATCTATATTTTATTCTAATTGGTGAAAAATATATTGATGTGGTATCGGCCGTATCGACAATGAGTTTAAATTTATAAATTAAGGTTAAAGTAAATACTGCTTGTGGAACATTTATATAATATTGAGGATTACTCATAGTCGTATCAATTACTAAATAAAATGTATTTTGGACACTTGTTTGCGATGGTGCATCGATTATATCTTTTGTAACATTAAGAATTTCTGCTATACCCTCCGTTGAACCTATTTGAGCTTGCGGATCTAATATAGCGTTATAATCAGTAATACCTGCAGTAATTGAAACGGAAAACTGATTTGTGCCAGGCGTCCAATCTATCTCATCACCGACGGACAATGGGTACCACATTCCCTGCTTGATTTCTAAAATTTGAGTATCAAGTGGGGTTGTTTTGGATATATCTAAAACACGTTTATAAAAATTTTGTCCAGTCGTTATGGGTATAGCTTTACCATATATAGTGTGTTGATTTAAATCATCACTGGTACTGAATGCGCCATTTGAAGAGGCATTTAAAAGATTTGGATCGAAAAGATCAAATGTTTTTTCACCAACAAGAACCGGAACAATTGCATAAGCAGTCTGATTTTTATTTCTTTCATACGTTGATGACGGTGTAATTTGAACGACCAAATTTTCATTGGACACATTATCAACCGTATTTGAATCAAAATAATTATCAGTTATTATTTGACTTAATGACTGCGATAAATCTATTATATATGAATTGATAATTGTTGCTCCACGAAGGAATAAATTATTTTTTATTATACATCTACAATCTTCCAATGTAATCATAGAATTATTCATATTTGATGGGTCAGAGTTTATTCCTGTAAATGTATTATTTATAATAATAACATCTGCAAAATTAATAGCTAAAAGGGTTTCATAACCATAACTTACAGTTGTAATACCATCAGATGTTAAATTGCCATAAGCAATAGTATTACCTTCAATTAGAATATCTGATATTGGAGGAGCAGTCATATTAAGTCCCTGGTACCCTATCAATTAACATCGCTGTTGCTGTTTGTGGATTTGCCGGAGCAATGAAGTTTCTATAATATATATTTAAAAATCCAGTTGATGAACTAATATCAACAGCAGTTAATTTGTTATTTTTTATTTTTAATAATGGAGCTCCTGCTGTATATGAGGTGGCAAATGTTCTGCATCCAGTATGAATAAATGAGCAAATATTATCTTCTATATACATAGAACCAGTAAATAAACCTGTGTTCAAATTATTTATTCCTCTCACATTAGTTGAACTAACAGCAAATCCATCAGCAAATCCAGAATAAATAAATTTACAAGTATTTTTATTTATATAAATGCCGTCTTCCTTATCTAAAACAAAGCCACCGTACGTAGTTGCTGGAATATCCCGCTTAGTTAGTACTGATATGGCTCCACAAGTATTTCCTTCAATTTTTACGTTTACAGCAACTAACGCCTCAACAACAAGCTGAGATCCCACAGAAAGTAATGAGCTAATCATTATTAATTGATTTTTATTACAATGATTATTTTGTATAAAACAATTAGTTAGTCTTAATCCAGTGATACCAGTATGTACGGTATTTGGCGCTACAAACGCAACTACAGCGGATTTATCATCACTGTTATAAGTAGTATTAAATTTGTTATTTATAATAGATATATTTTCTGCATTAGTTGATACGGATGAAAATATAATAGAAATAAAAGTAAATCTGTTTACATTAGGAGAACTAAAAGAACAATTATCTATAATAATATCACTTAACCCGGAATTGGAAACATTTCCTATTAAACAGGCCTTGCTGGTATTAGCGAGATTAGTGGAAACGAATGCAACATCACTTGTAGCATCATATGTATAATTTATTGTACACTCAACAAATGTATTATTATTTGATAAAATAAGCCCAACCCCTGATGATATATTTATTATACAATTATTATATGTTGTATTTATTCCATTTGTTATTGATGATGATACATTTATTGTACAATTTATAAATGATAAATCAGCACTTAATATGATTGCAGTGTTTGGGAAAGTAATAATACAGTTTTCAAATGAAATATTAGTACCAGTAAATGTCAGTGCGCTTGGAAAATTTATAGTACAGTTTTTAAATGAAATATTATTACCAATA